GATATGTGGGATATGTGGGATATGTGGGATATGTGGGACGGACCACCTCCCCGAAATCGGCCCGGCCGGGCTGCCGTTTTTTGGACCACCCCCCCCAATCCACGAAAGACGGGAAACAGGAACGGCAAACGATCAACGAACCGAAAAAAGAATGCTTATTTTGTATTTAACTTGCTGATTATCAATCATATAAACCAATATTTTAATATACATTTACATTTGATTAGATTTATTACATATAATCGTCGAATTTTTATTGCAAAATATTTGTTGGACAATAAAACATATTGTATATTTGCCCTTGTAAGATAACAACATTAATAAACAAGGTGTACCAGATACCGATACAAGTCCCAAGGGTATGGGCAAAGTATATGACAAGCAAAGATATTAACAAAGTCCAGAATGAAGTTAAGAAAGCAAATGAGAATACATTGACGGGTGCCGTAAAATATTGGTGCCAGCTCTTTAAATCTGGAAAAGAAATCAACGAAATACTCAAGGATAACGATATTAAAGTAGATAAAGCGATCGTTCCCGCTTTGGTTGCTTTGGCAAAGGAAAAAGAGACGGTAATACAATTATGTAAAGAGATATTACCACGTGTAAATGATACCTTTTGCGCCTATAAGGAAATAGAAAGAGAATATTATGACAAGCAAGATCAGGCAAACAACAGCAAGTTGCCATTGGATAAGGTAAACAGTATAGCCGTATTAGGTAATACACATAAACGCTTTGGATATTGTGAGTCTATAGCATACAGCGACACAAATAGCGTACCATATTATGAAGTGTTTAACGGATCGGATAAACGTATCGTTAAAGTAGCTACACCTATCAAGCGATACACATATAATTTGATCGCCAAATGTATTACTTACTACCTAACACACCCTAAAAATGATAGATAATTAGGCGGGCTATAATAGCCCGTCACGGTTGCAAGCTATTGCGTCCCCGTCGCGCAACTGGACTCAGACTAAAATAGCGAGTTATTTAACATATTGCAATAAGGATATACATGTCGGTAGGGTATCGATAGCATGTATAGATAGATCGCCTCTTAACAATGTGATTTGAGTGCGTCGCCAGTCTGGAGACGCACCGTTATCCTTTTGGCCTTATTGTAAGTCGGGTTAGTACGTTAAGGTCTCCTTAATAGGCCGTATTATAATACGGGGTACATTGGTGTATATACGCATGTATAGGGTGTATGGTGATATGCTGTTAGAGTAGCGCATATCAAGTGTATAACGGTGTTATTTCCGTGCTAATGTATCAACACGACGTATGTTAGGGTTGCTTAAATACCTAACATGTGTACGGATAGCAAATAACAACCCTTATAAGGGTATTTTGTGCGGTTAAATTGACGCACAAAGTGCGCCTTGTCGATACGTATCACGGACAACGTATGTGCGTATCTGGCCGGCTTCGTTGTCGGCAAAGGGACGAAACCAAAGAAAATAAGGGGGGCGTGCGGGCGTTCGGCTTGTCATATCGATAACGCCGGCCGTGTCGTCCCCGGTCTCCCGTTTCTTATTGGTGCCATTTAAAACGAATAAACCATGTACAAGAAAAAGTTTAATAATTTGAATAGGAAACTATCTATTCAAAGAGAAAAGGCTTTAGAGCCTATCAAAAAGGCTCGAATGGAGTTTTACACAGAGCTAACCAAAGAACTATACAATTCTAATAAATTAGATTGTAGCAGGGAGTCGGATAAGTGCAGGCGTAAGCGTGTTAGTTACATGGCAAACAAATTGAGGCAGTAGTCGTTTGTTTTTATTTGATTTTAAAGTTTTGCCCTTCCGTATTGTAGTGATATAAGACGGAAGGGCTTTTTTGTGCCTATATTTTACAGAATGATAGCATATTCATATGTTTTGCTTACACATAAAAGTGTTAAGGCGGCAAATTTTAAGCCCTGATCTAAAATGTGTAAGTAAAATGCTTTATTATGTATCATTCTGTATATATTTATATCCATGCAGGCGGGTATATTGTGCCCTTATGTATGGTTTCGTGCGTGAATCGATCCTAAAAGGTATATAATAGGCGGTACTTATTGTATATTTTTTATTTATGTTTGGGCTTGTCTTTCCTTAGAGGAAGCTCTAGGGATTGATATATATTATATTGTTGATACTCAATTAATTATATTATTTGGGTATTGTTTCTAAGTTACGGATACTTATTGTATATTTTTATGGGTATATTTATATATTTCGTACTTGCCTTGTTCTGTTGGTACATGGCGTTTGAGTTGGGGCGGTATGTTATAGCTACGGGCGACGCCCTGCCTTTAATCATAGTTCTTTTATTGGCTTTATTATCAATACATTGCATAAAGCAAATATATAAGGCAATCAAGAGCAAAGACCTCGATATCCTAGACTGAACGGGCGTTCCACGTGGAACAATCGGGAGGAAGGTCTCGGGTTTTATGCTGGGAGTTGGTGGGGTTGATTTGTTTTGCGGGAGGGGACACCTCCAAACAAGGGAAACCAGGGAAAACCAATGAAACCCAAGGAAAACAAAGAAAAACAAGGGGAACCCCTTCAATCAACAAAAGAAATACTTTCCAATCAATGGGATTCCTTTCTAAACGGGGGTAATACTTTACCGTTAAGTGGAAACGCAAAGCGATTGCGAGTGATGGTGGGTATAGTGTTATTGGTGGTAGATATTGTCTGTTGGCGTGGGAGTGATACGGAGGGAACCAAGGGAAACGAGGGGCGGCGATGGCGTGGGGTCGGCCCCGCTGGTCGTCCGTCCCTGTTTTCCTTTGGCGGTAGTGTAATATTAAAATCTGATAGGGATATGACAAAAGAGGAGGCGAAAGAAAAGTTCGGCGATAATATAATAAACGAGTTGTTGTCGCTTGGTGCTGAACCGACAAATGTATGCAGGAATGACGATATTGTGGAATGGTGCAGTGATGGATGCATAAAAGTGGGCGATATTGAAGTATGGGCTTACTATTACTTTTATGAGGGAGAGAATCCGGATTTATGCAATTGGGAGGATCGCATGAAAATAGATACGAAGGAATGTTTTTGGTAAAATCAAAAAGATATGAGAAGGAAGATTAATGTAAAATCTCTAGTATTTAAGAGCAAGAAAGAGATTATCCTATATGCGGATGGTATGGGTACGTCGGATCTTGATTCCCCGCATATAAGTATTGACGCTGAATGGATTGGTAGGATATTAAAACGTTTCCCGGGAGAAGCGTGGAATAATAATATCATAAACATGAATATATGTGTTGAGTACGGGACCGGTGATCTATGGTATTCCAGAGTGAGGACATTTGAAGGAAGCTGTTGTGCGGAATATATTCTTACATCTAGAAAACCTAGGAAGAATAACCGGAGAGAGCTTGTGAATAATCCCGAAGATCAATTATTGGATTTTGATACGGTAAGGGAGACTGTATTTGGGATGAAGAAAGAATTGAGCATTGATGAGAGTGTTAATGTGAAATTCGATTATGAGATTATTTGAGGTGGTTAATGATACCAAGGGGAATGCGGGCGGCTGTGGGGAGGCTGGACAGGCCTTGTCGCCAGCGCCGTCCCTTTTCCCTTGGCAACAATAGAAATAAATATGGACGAAATAGAACTACTAAGATTACAGGATGAAGCGCTATCTTACCTTCGTGATAATATTACAAAGGATGAGGCGTATTATATCCTTACGACCGATAAGGATATAATAGGGATTCTTATAGCTGATAAGAAGGACGGAAGCAAACGTATCAAGATTCTTGATATGGAATATACTGTCGAGAAGGATGATATGTTATTGTTATTCGATACTGATGGGATAATAGACGAATGTCTTTTGGTTGCCAGCTACATAGGGGTAAATATGTATTTTCGCAGGCAAGATGTCAACGCTATTTTGAATAACATCAATAGAGAGAAAGTTATAAAATATCCTTACATAGCTATTCAGTTAGATAATATACAGACTGTAGAAAAGCGTAGGGTTGTTTTTGAAATTACCGGGCATAGGATGGATGATAACAAAGAGAGAATAGATTTTATGTTTATTTATTTTATGGCAAGATTATGCGTGTAAGAAGAACTGTAAAAGAGAAGGATGTTATAAAGATATTGGTATTTGGATGTGATAGGAAGCTTATTAAATCAGCAATGGATTCTGGGTTTAGAAGCATGTCGGCGGTATTATCTTACGCTAATTGTATGGCGGGGAATAAACCTGTGAATCATATTCGGGTATCAAATGAGAGTCGTGGATGGTGTGGCTCATATACCTTATATGGGAAGGAAATAGATTAGTCGGATTGAACAACAAACAATAAAGGAGGTATATATGGATAATATTATAACAAATGCCAATGGCATGAAAGTGAAGGTAAGAGTATATGATTTTGGCGATAAAACGTCTGATAGATATACTATTGTGTGTATAAGTGGTAAGAGTAATAATCATAATAATGCCCTATATTATCCGATATTTAGTTGTAGCTCGAACCCGTTCCATCCTCAAGGAATAGCGATGTATGTAGGGGATTATTACCCGTGGAAGAGAAAAACATACAATTTTGGTAAAAGGGTTAGGGATTTAGCATCCTTGCCAGAAGAAGTGATTAAGTACATAAAAATAATAACAACATGAACGAAATAGTTTACAACAATTACGATTTGGTTGCTTTCGAGCAGAATGGAGAAGTGGTAGTAGCCGTAACATTCTACAGGTATTACAAGAAGAAAGCTAAGGGCGAGGTTAATTATAGATGGAGAACCAGATGCCCGGAGTTGGGGGATAAGATCGTAAAACACCGTACCAAGGTATTTACCGGTCAACTTATCCAGTTAGCGAAAGCGTATGGGGAGAAAAAGGTTATAAAATATCAAAAGGAGGAGGAAGGAGTATGTCAAAATACGATAGAGACGCTATAGAGATATATATACTGGATCATATAGATACAGATAATTATGGGAAGCAGTTTAAATATGATAGGGAATATCTATCTTTTATGCTTAACGTGTTCAAGAATGAGTATAAAGAACATATCAAAAGGGATGGGATTAAGAAAGCTTTTGAGGATTATATAATGAGCGTTCCATCCATATTTAGGATTCATATAGCGGATTGCGACATTAGATATTTATTACGTTCATGGGGCGTGGAGTTCGATGAGGATGATGATGAGATATACATCTTGTTCAAAAGGATCATAAGAGAGGTCTTTTTTAAGATGTGTGAGGATATGAAAGTTTGTTAATGTTGAACCAAGCCTTGGCGGGGCGGAAGGAATACCATGATCGTACGTGTGCGGATATGGTCCGGGGTCGGTTCCCGGCGCCTTGGCATAATTTAAATATAAATGATATGGGAGATAATATTTTAAGAAAAGCGGCTGAGGAGTTAAAGAAGGCCGGTTGCAGGGTTTTCGCATGGCAGGATGATACTTATAATAGAGGTTGGAGTAAGGGTGATTATACGATGTTGTATTACGCCTTCCCTGATTCACCCAACATCGGGTATCTGAGTCATGGGGAATATGGGATGAGCGTAGCGTATAGTAGAGCTTATATACCGAGCTGTGGAAGTGGATCGGGGTGTTGTGTCAAGGAGGAAGCTACGTTTGACCTTGAGGCGGCGTTAGACGTGCTGAACGGGCCGTTACCTAGGTGGTGTAGGTCTTATGGGGTTTATCCAAAGCAGTACGATAATATTGATAAATGGTATAATAGCGATAATCATAACAAAAAATTATTTAAGGAGATTTGATATGGAGGTAAAAGATTGGGAAAATCTGGTTTTGAATACAGAAGTAGGATCACATTGTTTTGTTACGCTGATTGATAATAATGACATCAGTAGAGGTTACGCGCAGATCAGACGCGCGGAACATTTCGGGTATAATATCTGCTTCACTCGGTTATATGGGAATAAGTTTTATTTCGAAAAAATAGAGGAAGGACGTACGCAACAATACATCAATAGGAGAAAATAATATGGTGATAGAATTTGATTTTGAGATATACAAAAACGGAGATTACGATAAGGTATATCTACGTAACGGAAAAGAGGCAAGAGTATTATGTGATAATGGGAAGGGTGATCGCCCTATAGTCGTGATGATTGAGAATAATAACGTGGATGATTATATTATTCTTCGTTATAACGAAACTGGCAGGAGGAATATCAATGGTCAATCGAGTCTTGATCTCATGTTATCTGTAAAAGAACGGGAGCCAGAGTTGTGGGTTGTTGTTATATCTTACATAGATAATAAGGATAAGAGACAAAAGATGGTCTTACCTAATTTTTTCTCAAGGAATATAGGAGGAAATATATATCTTCAAGGAAGCTCTAAATCGAATGTATCATATTATGTTGGTAGGTTAGAAGAAGATGGGTGCTTCGATGAGCTATGCGAGAAGATAAGGGTAAAGAGAGATCGTATTTATAACATGGAAATAATATCACTATCAGATGACAAGGCGACAGTTTAACCAGTTGATAAATGAGCTGGACGGCAAAAGCCCGTTTATCGTATTACATAGGGATGCCGTTGCGCCTAAATACGTGGGCGTGGAGGTGTCGAAGGATGGGATGGTATACAGATATGCGATAATAGGGATAAACGATGAGTATAAGGCTAAAAAAGCCCTTATTTCGAAAATATTAGGCATAGCTAGTTACCTAAATGGCAATAAGCCCTTAAAAAAGGGTTAATTAGATGTATTTATGACCTGCGGCATCATATACAATATAATGCCATAAATGACGTTGTATAGAGGATATGTATGATAATATGATAGATAACGCATTCGTGTCTTGATATCATAATATTATGCCATTATATCCTCTTTTTGTATAAAAAAGATAACAAATGATACAAACATCTTGAATATGGATGAAATTAAGATAGGAGCTGAAATTGTATTTAATATAACCGGCAACCATAATATAGGATATGCCAAAGGGGAAAAGTATATCGGGACGGTGTTAAGCAAGGATCACCGATCACGTCTTTATGTACGGACAATAGGAATGCCTAGGGCTTGTATTGATGAGCGGGATGTAGAGTGGGTTATTGATCCAGATGGGGATTTTGATATGGATGAGGCGATCCCGAATCCTATGGCAAGGGAGTTGTATAAGTTGATGGGTAGGTACGTTTATACGTTCGGTAGGTCTCATGAAAGTATCAATGGCTATATCGTGTACGAGTGTATGATGATGGACAGGGATTTAAGATATAATGTTATGTATGCGTTGCATGATCATGGATTTGAGATACGGCATATTGATAGTTATTCTTGGTGGATGACTAATGAGAGGCTGATGTCCGAGGTAACATATACGGAGGGTGATATTCATATAATTGTTCATGAGTGCATGGAAGATTATGTGGATAATGTGAAATTCGGGGAGGAGTTTTATAAAAACAAGTAAACATGATAAGATACTTACTTGTGATGGCGATGATAATATTAACACCGCCAAAAGGAAGCGGAGGCATGCCCCTCGCCCCGAAGCCGGCCGTGATCGAGGCACGGGTGTGGGATAGGCTGGCGGCCGCCTTGTCTTTCGTGGAGTCAAGGAATGACGATCGGGCGTATAACGCCTCATCCGGGGCTTTAGGGAGGTGGCAGATGAAAAAGGTGTATGTAGATGAGGTTAATAGGATATTGTGTCTTAAACGGGAGAAAAAGCGGTATAGATACGATGATAGAACAAATCCTGTCAAGGCTAGGGAAATGTTCGAGATATATCAATCTCATCATAATCCTAAAAAGGATATAGATCGGGCTATAAGATTGCATAGGGGACTACATTCTACTAAATATGTTAAAGAGGTTAAGCGTAAATTGAGAGAATAAAAAGAATATAGGAGGATAAAGACATGGACGAGAATAAAGTGATACGGCCGATGGATTTTGTTCGGCTTACAAATATTGACGAATTAAATGTGATTAAGGACACTAAAAACCATATAGGGCTGGTGAAGGAGGTCAGTCGGGACGGGAGAATGAGTATAATATGGATAGGTGAAACTTACAGCCAGTTGGCGTGGTTCAAATCGAGCGAGTTGGAGGTGGTGGATAACCTTGTGAGCATCCTGACATGCGGGCTGGCTAACTTTCGAGGAGACGGGAAAGAGAGCGCGGATAAATTTTATCCAATGAATTTATGTTATATAAAGAGGGGGTGATATATGAAATGGGTGATAATAAAAGGAGTTAGATATCCTAGTTCCGTGATATCAGCATTTACGGCATATAATATGGATAACCCCTTCTTGAAGGTCAGGATAAGAAACAAGTATCATATAGTGCCTTTTGATGATGTTAATAAGATGGCTAATCAGATGGTGTATTTAATGGACAACTATCCTGATTTCGTTCAGATAGGGAGATGGTGGATATCCAAGAAAGCGGTGATGTCTTGGGTTCCCAAGGGGCAGGCCGTGGACGGATCGGGCTGGGTCATATCCTTTACCCTGTCCTTTGGATTGGAGGGAGGGACGCAAATTGGATTTGATAAAGAAGATGAATACCTAAGTGAGATAGATAGGTTAAACGAGTTGTTTAATGTAATATTATAAGGGAGTATGTTGATAGATGTAAATAAATGGATTGATAAAAACGGGAGCTTCGATGAAGCCGGCGGCTTGGATTTAGTGAGGCACGGATATGAATGGATTAGACGGATGCGTAAATTCGAGAATAAGGCAGATCGTCATACTTTTCAGAAAGTGTTTGGCAATAAAAGAGGCAATGAGTTATGGGACTGTTTTTTAGAGGTAGGAAGATCTATCTTCATATTAGAAGATAGCTATGCAAATGATGTTGTTTAATTAAAAAAAATAAATTGTTATGGAAATTAGAGAATGTTTATTGGTTTATCTAGAGAGTGGATATCTTTTTGACGATATGTCAGGAAGATTAAAGTGGTTTGAGATTGATAAGATCTTGATCAGTTTTACATATGGAGTAGTTAGATATGTAGGAACATGGGGAGGATGTAGGACTGAGAAGACATTAGATGGGAAATTATTTTATTCGTCCGAAGAATGTTTTAAAAAGGGCGAGAGCATTCCTAAGACAAGACTATCAATATATGATGTTTTTGAGTCATTATATGGGTTCATTCCAATAGGTGATGTGTGGAAATACAAAAACGGAAGAGCTGTCAAGGATAAGTTGGAATATTTTGATGTTGAAATAGATGATAAAGGAAAAATTTATTGTAAGGAAACATATTACAGAACACGTGAAGATGTGTATAAATTCAATGACTTAACTGTAGTTGACAGGAATGGAGACATAAGGTTAGTGGAATCATCAAAAAGTAGATTAATGCTTAGTAATGATCAATTGGATGTCGTGGAGAGAATGAAAGGCATCATTGATGACATGGTTAGGTTAAAGATGATTATGTATATTGATCAAGACTATAATCTTTGTTTTCTGCCGGGAGATAAAATAGAAGATTTGACAATGGATGAAACAGATGGATTTGTGGATACCACCGGTATAGTGACATCTATAAAATCTAAGGATGTAGTGGAGTTTTATGTAGAAAACCCATTCGTAAAGATAAAGGATGAATGATATCTGAATCTGGATTGTGGTGGTTCGTGAGAATAGCCACGATCATCCCTAAGCGTGAACATAAGGAGGTACGTATGTCATTCGATTGACGTTAGGGATCTAATTATATTAAAAAAGGAGGGATTATGAAAAAGATTGTATTAAAACTGTATGAGTTTGATGAGCTGTCAAAAGACTCACAAGAAAGGATCATAGAGCGTGAGCACTGGAATGTAATGGAGCAATGTATGGATGCTTATGGCATAGACTATAAAAAGTCAATGAAAGCCTTTGAGGATATGACAGATACTAGGGTTTATAATTGGGAAGTTGGATACGAGAGATATGATTTTAGTTATGAGTTTAAATACAAGGATCCTATTTACGAACATCCTACAGATTATCATTGTGATATATATCCTGAGAATCTATGCGGTAAATTACTGTTCAGATATATCAACAACAATATTATGCCATATATTATCAAGGGCAAGTATTTCTCCACGTCAGGTAAATATATTGATGGGAAATACAAATACAAGCACAAGTATAGTAGGGTGATGTTTGACTATGGAGATAATTGCCCATTGACAGGGATGTGTTATGATTTATATCTCCTGAAACCTATAATTGATTATTACAATGCATGGTGTACTTATCCGGAGGGTTTTTCTTTAGAGGATCTGATGAGACAATGTTATGATAACTTCTTTAAGTCATGGCATGAGGAGTATGAGTATTGGGCTGATGATGAAGATGCGATACGTGAGGAGTTTCATCATAATCAGTATGAAGATCGACTTTATTATGAGAATGGGGATGTGTATGTTGAACCATTAAATGAAATAGTATGAAAGTAATATGTACAAGGTGTGGCGGAACAAATATTGCTTGTGAAGCGATCGTAAATCCAAACACCGGGAAAATAATAGATTATCTTGATGAATCTTTTATGCATGCTAATTGTGGGGATTGCAAGGAAGAGGTAGTGATAACGGATGTAGATAGAGTCAAGAAAGATATTGATTCTATGTTTTTCGAGTTCGTTAAAAAGAATGGGAAAGAACCTGAATACGTAGAATGTCAGATCGTATGGAAAGACACAGGGGATGATCAAAGAACGACAATAAAATTATCATTAAGCATCAATGATGATGATAATGATAATGTTTTCTATTACTGTAATGGGATAGAATCACTTAAGTCACTTGTGGAATATGGAGTAGGAGAGTTTATTGTAATAGATTGTTGGAGTTTTTTTAGTATTGATAATTTGTAAATTGATGAGATTATGAATATAGAGGTAATAAGATACAGGCTTCCAGTTTATTGGGCTTGCGCTCTGATAAATGATGACTATACTGGATTATGTAAAGAAGAATGTCAAGAAATAAAAAACTTCTTGAACATCGCAGATGGCTATCCGGTAGATGTGGATTGGGAAACAGAAGGGTTCTATCAATATAATGATGCAGGAACACTTCCGGGAAATTGTGCCGATTTTATTTTTCATAAGTTAAACGATTAAACATAAAAATATGGGAACTGCAAATAAACTAACTTTTTTAAGTACAAAATTCTTTACAGAAAACAAAAGGGAATACAGAATAACAGTCACGATATCGTTAGATGATGATTGTCATAACAATATGTGTGACTGGAGCATAACGGCCGATATCAGACAAAAAAACAAATATGGACGATATAAGGAGTATATGGGAGGCTGCTGCCACGATGAGATTGCGAAGTATGTTCCAGAATTGGCGAAGTTTATACCATTACATTGTTGTAATCATTATGGTGCTCCTATGTATCCGGTGGAAAATGGTATGTATCACATAAAGAATAGCGATAAGTCTGTGGCTATTGAATATTTACGTATATCAGACAAGGAATATTCCAAATTATCTGAAGCGGTGGACGATAAGATGTATTTCAAGTATCTGCTTTTCAATCTAGGGATTGTGGATAGATGGAAACGTGAATCAGACGAGCTTATTGCGGAACTTGAAAACCTGTGTGGAAAGAAATGGGTTAATCCATATAAGCCAGAAGAAGAAAGGTTTACCCTGACACTAACGGACGAGGAACGTTTGCTTATTGAAGAGCGTATTAAAGCCGGGTATTATTCCGCAGAAAATATCGAAAAACGTAGGGAAGAGGCTCATAAGGCAAAGATGATGGAAAAGCGTGCTGAAATTTGTGAGCAATACGATAAGATAATCAGGAATGCGGAAACAGACAAAAAGGTAATGCTCTGTGTGTTTGATTATGGATTGTCAACCGATAATGTGATATATTATAATCACACGAACACTTTATCTTTCAACTGGCGTGATTATGGGGAAAAGATCACACGAGAAGAGTTTGATGATTTCGTGAATAACGTGGATCGCTCCCAACTCCCGGAAGGAATTAAATTTGAGTTAAAGTAATTTTTAGTCTACACATAATCACTATCAGATTTACGGGAGAGACATCCAAGACGTCATGGGCAGCGTTACCGGTGGAGCCGGCGTGTATGGGTAAAGTGGGCGAGGGAACGAGGCGTCCGCCCATGTTCGTTGGATTGGCTGAACAGATAAAGCTACAATGTAGTGATATAATTAAAGTGAAAATAACAATATAAATACATGTAAAATTATGGGAAAGAAAATGATAACAATACCATTTGATTTAGAGTTGGCAAAGAAAATCAACAATGGTGAGCGCAATGGAATGATTGTAACGGATGGCGATAATTACAGAGTAGAGTTTGTGTATCATAGGGAAGAGTCTTTCCCAATCCTAGGAGTTATCCATACTGATCACGGCATAATATCAGATTGGTTCTCAAATAATGGATTCGGAGGAAAGAATTATAGACTTAAGCTTAAAGTTCCAGAATATACCACATTCAAGGACGGAGATGTATTGAGTAATGAACAGGGTGATTACCTGTTTATATTAAATACGAACGGAGAATATCTTACATCTTTTCATGCATCATGGAAGAAGGGGAGGGGAGTCGTGATTCCTAAAAAGCACATGCTGATTGTAATAATATTGAAAAATACAGACTTGCTACTGAGGATGAAAGGCAAAAGTTTATTGATGCTCTTAAAACAAGCAAAGAGCCTAAAGCCAAAATGTATTTGAAACAATTCTTTGATATTGAAATAGAACCAGAATATAAATTCAAGCCATTTGATAAAGTTTTAGTAAGAGATACAGAAGACGATGATTGGCACGTAAGTTTGTTTGTTAGGAAAATTGCTGATGCTCAATATAAAGAAGAAAGATATGAATGCTTAAATGGGACGGGATGGATCTATTGTATTCCTTATGAAGGTAATGAACATTTTTTGTAAAAATTCCGCTAATTTATACAGAATAGCTTAAAATGAGCGAATTATGAGTTTCTCACCTCAATAAAGGTAATGATTTGGCAATAGTTCTAAATTCTGCATTGTGTATAAGTATGCTTGTCAAACAACTCTTTATTTCTCGATGCAAAGATACAATTTAATTTTTATTTTCCTCCGACTGATATGCTAAATAATAATAAAAGTGCAACAAAAATAACCTGATTTCAAAAATATTCCATTATCTTTGCGCTGAACGCAATAATAAAGATAAACGATGAAAGATATAAATCGCATAAAAGTCGTGTTGGTAGAGAAGAAGCGGACAAGCAAATGGTTGTCCGAGCAATTAAGGAAAGATCCTGCAACAATCTCAAAATGGTGTACCAATACCTCACAACCAGATTTAGTAACATTGACCAAGGTAGCTGCTCTATTGGACGTTGATGTTCGTCAGCTTATCAATAAAACAAAAGGTACTAACAGTGATGATTGACAATCATTAGTTAAAAAAGGATTAATAATGAATACAAAAGCAAAACCATTCATCAAATGGGTTGGCGGTAAAGGACAACTCATTGAACAGCTGGAAGCAAAGCTCCCAGCTGACTTTGATAATTGGGATGATGCGACATACATAGAGCCATTCGTTGGTGGTGGGGCTATGTTGTTCTACATGCTGCAACAGCATCCAAATATCAACCGTGCTGTGATCAACGATATTAACAGCGATTTGGTTACATGTTATAGAACTGTACGTGACAATGTGGAAGAGTTGATTCCTGCATTGCAGGATATTCAAGCCCAATATTACGCTTTGCAAGACATGGAGGCGAAACGTGAGATGTTTATGGCTGTACGCCAACGCTATAATGAGAAGAATCTTGACCCGATAGAGAATACAGCAAAGTTCTTCTTCCTAAACCGTACCTGCTTCAATGGTTTGTATCGTGTAAACAAAAAAGGTCTGTTCAATGTTCCTTGCGGAAAGTACATGCAGCCACAGATTTGTGATGAAGATACACTTAGAGCAGATAGTGAGTTGTTGAAACGAGTGGAAATATTGGAAGGTGATTTTGAGAATACTTTGCTTTGTGCTAATGCCAAAACTTTGTTCTATCTTGATCCTCCTTACCGTCCGCTTAGTGACACTTCAAGTTTTAATGACTATACAAAAGAAGCGTTCAATGACGATTCACAAGTTAGACTGAAAGAGTTCTGTGACAAAGTGGTAGCTGAGGGACATAGCTTTATGTTGAGCAATTCTGACTGCAAAGGAAAAAATGAAGCAGATAATTTCTTCGATGTACTATATGCTGATTACTATATTGATAGAGTTATGGCTTCTCGTAATGTGAATGCAAACGGAGCGAAACGAGGAAAGATTTCCGAACTGTTAGTCCATAGTTATCGCAACACGAAAGATTGGCAATTGAACGATATTAACAACCACAAGTCACAACGTGTGGCTATAAAACAAAAGGCTTATGCTTAAAGATTTCGATAAATTTATGTCTCAATTGAAAGAGACAAATGCAACTCTTGATTTTTTATAAAAAAACATATTAAAATGGAAAATAAAGAACAGGATTTTATCAATCGATATAAAAATGTGCAAGAATCCATTGTAAAGGCAATGGACAAGGCATTAGAACGGGCAATAGGGAACAAGGTAATAGATTTCGAGAAGTGTGAAGGCAATTATTCGGACGTCTATCCTCTTATCGGGGCGGTCTTACAGAAGGAGCTAAGGAGTGTACTTGGTGAAAATGTGAATAAGAGTATATCCCGGAATATGAAAATAAAGGCGACCAAGTACAGAAATGATTACAGGGTATGGTTGGACTATGCCGGGGATTACAGAAACGAAAATATAGAATAACATGAAATATCAAAATTTTATGTGCCCTTATGAGCTTGCATTAAAGTTGCATGAGTTGGGTGTAAATTCAGAGTCGGAATTTTATTTTGTGAAAGAGATGAAAGGAGGGGGATCCCAAACAGAATCAGTTACACAAAATACAATGAGGTATTCATATAGAAAAGAAGGCGACCTCATACCGGCTTATATGAGTCATGAACTTGGAGAGATACCACCAAGTATGATAAATATCAGTAAATCAAAAATATGGGATGACTGGTTGCAATTGACACAATATTTCCCGAATAAGGATAGCGAATACTACGAAGCTGCCTATGTTCGTTACAATGCCTACGATTCGCCAACAGAAGTATATAGCGGATTTGGGGAAACAGAGGTGGAGTCAAGGGCGATGCTTCTCTTTGATTTGTTGGAAAAGAAGATATTGACACCTGATGGTTTGAATTTAAAGGAAGTGGATAGGAGAAAGGAATATGAGAACGAATTTGAATAGTACAAGTATGAGAAACACATGTCCAGAATTTCCGCTTTTCGGTGCGAATTATCCAGACGCGACTTGCATAGATGGCATATTGTATGATCTGGATAATGTAGGTGATGATGGTGTTCTAATCAAGCCATTGGAAGAGATCCCATGCCCATTCTGCCGAACAGAGGAGTTTATCAGATACGATCCATTCAATAAAGAGTATAGCATGGATAGTGAAGAGGATATAAGAGATTGGTATATGAGCTATATTAATGAAATGAGAAATAAGTATGGGGGAAAATAAGAAGAAACAAACACCATGCCGGAACTTGAAAGATTGGCATACGAACAAATGAAGGAGGTAAACGATGGAGACAGTAAGATTATCAGATTACTCTTCTTATGATAAAAACAAGGGAGGAATACAAAAATTGCGTCACAAATTCAGGAATCAAATACTTGAATATTGGGGAGAAGATACCGGAATCCTAATAGGAACAACCATGGTATATGAAAGACATTTGTGGAACGAGGAAGTTAAAGTAATATGATTATGGATGATAATAAGATAATGGAAGCGGCTAAGTTAATAGCCAACTCATCAGCGGCCTTGATCGAGGCTATGGGGATGATGAGCGAAAATATCGAGAGAGCTAATAGGGGCGAGTCTTTGGCGTATACCGAGGAGGCCTTTAATAAAGTGGTTATGAATAATGGAATAGATTATAATAGTGTTATGAGTAGAAGTTGGATATGAGAAATGGAGGAGGACTATGGGTAAAGAAGTTAAGATAGATGTAGGATATAAAGATGTGCTAGAAAAATCATTATCAGCCATCCAATATCTAAGAATACATGGATTCTCGACGTACATGGAATCGGAGGGGATTGTAAATAGGATAATGATGTTTAAGGACAAGAATGAGATGAGAGATCGAAAGATCAGATCAATTTAATAAAACTAAGGTAATCATATTAAATGGAGAATCATATGGGAGCTAAAATAACTTTGATGGGACCGGAGTGGATATCATTGGATGGTTCGCTGCCAAAAGTGCAGGAACCATGTTATTTCTTGGATAGAGAGAATGTGTTTCGTGGGGTAATGGATGAGTCGGGTGATGTATATGAGATATTGGATAATGATACCAATGATGTTGTATATCATAGCAATATAGAGGATGGATATATAGTTTTTTGGAAATAGTAATTTAAGGAGGATATTTATGGCATATTTAGCAGTCAACAGAGACGGAGAGGAGCTTGTGTTTAATGATTGTCCTATCTATGATAGGGTAGAGGACACATGGAAAATACCTATGCTTAGATGGGAACTTGTTTATGATGATCCAGATGATCATAGCGCGGGTGTTCATGAGGATGAGGTAAGGGATGATGATTATGGTGTAACATTACCCAACGGAACAATCGAGAGAATAATAGGTGGTCTATTGACTTTCGCCAATGAGCCAATAGAAATAGTAACAATAAAAAGCCATGAGTAAAGAATATAAAGCGATAAAGAATTATATCCATAATGAGCTTGGGCTTACCATAGAGCAGTTGATTGAGATTATGGTGGATAATAAACTTAGCGATAAAGATTTTAATATCATTCCAAGAACAGTAGAAAAAACATCAAAAGATAAAATGTTAAACGATATAGAGATTGTTATAATAAACAAGAATTTAAATGATCGAGGATATGGAGGATAAGGGTATTTTAGATAAGGCAAGAATGGAAGGCATGAACCAAGGGGTATGGCTGTCGGTTCAGGAGCTGGCTCACGACGGGCGATGGACGCAAGCCGCAGAGGAGCTGGTATCTTCTTGTGGATTGACCGAGGATGAATGTAGGAAGCTGCAAGAAGAAAGCGGATCGTTTAATGATGAGATGCTTGAATTTATTGATATAGTATTTGGTCATACGGATATGATAGGTGAAGGTGAAGATGATACAGAATAAACATGTATAAATATCAAATAGTAATTATATACAATAAAAATTATGAGCTTAATAGATAAACTAGAAGACTTGGTGGCTAAGGTAGACACCGAATACCAAGAGAAGATGGAGGCGGTGATCCGGGAGATAGTTCCGGGGATGCCGGAAGGGAACGTGCGCCATGCCGCCGAGTGTATGTGTACGGACAGGATGGGGAGCATGATGGATATCGATATTTATATATTAAAGGAAGAGGATAGACCTTACGAATGCCATTATCTAAAGGATCTGCTGGAGGATAGGGTAGCTAGAATAGCCAAAATGCATGAGGATGAAAGTTATACATACAATATGGATGATAATTATTGGTGCGCCACATGTGGATCCCATTCTCATAAAAAGGATTCCAAGACAGGGTATTGTTGGTATTGCGATACAGTTAATTGGGTTAAAGAGGATGGGAAGGATGTTGGAATATAAAAACAAGCAATTATATAACAAGGAGGAATAAACATGGGAAGAGGTGTTAATACAGGCGCCTTGTCTCCGGTCGGCGGTATCGGGGAAATACGAATGCGAGCAAACCTGCGAAAAATAGTGGCGTACAAAGATTTCGCGAAACAGATGGTCATGGCGCAATACGAATGATAGAGGAGATTGGTGATTAAAACATTAAATAACATTAAACATGAAAAAGAGTAGAAGAATTGTAAGGAAAATGAGCAAGAAGAGCCTTATCAACAAGAAGGCTCTTCGGTATATTATCGCAAACAGTAATTTATGTAAACATGCGATAAGAGAATTGGAATTAGCCGGATATGGCAAAGAAGAGGACGGTCCTAACAAATGGATGCGCGAACAGGTAATAGAAGCTGTCGCGCTGTTCTCTTCTCATGGGAACAGCGGGTTCTCGGCACCATTTGAAATCAATCTCGTCAAGAAACTTTGCAGTTTTGATATAATCTCTCCTTTGAGATTTGATGATGGCGAATGGGGAAAAATAGGCTTAGACGGGAGTTGCCAGAATAAAAGAAAATCATCGATATTCAAAGAGCCGGACGGGAGTATCCATGATGTTGATGCATTTTCAAAAGTTCCTGTAAAAAAGTTTTTATTCGCCACTCGAACGTGGACGGAGAACATCCATAAGATAGGATGGATAGGAAGGTTGTTTGAGACGGACGAAAACGGAATACTCACTGGAAGATATTTTGGTAGATGTAATGTAAAAGACTATCAGAACGGATATATGCCAAAAGGCAAGAAAGAAATACCATGCAGGGAGATAGAGATATCGCCGGACAATTGGATTATGACAGTTGAATCAAACAATGAGGCTTTGATTGAATTGTCAAAGATTTATGATATAGTCTGGCGACAATGCCCTTGCTTGAAAGGCATAATGAATACCAACGTTACACCGGAACTTGAAAGATTGGCATGCGAACAAATGAAGGGATAAACAATGAATGACAAATTTGTAGACATGCCGAAATGCATGGCGGACAAATACGAAACCGCCGACTTTATCTCCAGTGACCCCGTCCAGTTCCCAAGGCGGTATTCCGGGAGGGACGCGGAGGTCAGTGGGTTCATTACTTCGTGGCTCTCGTTCGGGAATCGAAAGGCGATCATCGGGGCGGCGGAGCGGATGGACAGGGAGTTTGGTGGCAGTCCTTACGGGTGGCTGATGGATAGGCAATATGTGAAAGTATATAATTACCTAAAATATAATGATATGAAAATTCAAGTAGAGTTAAATTTAGAAGATGTATTTGAGGAAGCTGTGTACAACGAAGCGACGTTGAAAGAGGAGTTTACCAGCTCGGTCAGGTTAGCTGTAGTACGTGAACTTAAAGAAAAGTTCAAGAATGAGTTGATGAGAGAAATATCCAATCCGATATCAGAGAAAATTGAGGATATAGCGAGGGAATCAATGAGCGATCTCATTGAGAACGCCAGCGAGAAGAAATATAAATTCAAGATAGATTATATGGAAGAGGAGCTAACAGTAGATGAGCTTATAAGGAGCAGGATCAAAAAGATCGTGGATGGCAATGTTGAGACAATGATAAGCTCAAGAGCTAAATCTTTTGTTGATGAGTTAAGGAAGAGATATGATATGGCGTTCGCTACCTTTATCGTGGATAATATGAGGAAGCAAAATATGTTGAAGGAAGATAAGATAGCTGAGCTGTTAAAGGACAACCCAAATGAGAAATAGGGAAGATGCCAAAGGAAGACGGAGATCGGTGTTCATGACACCGCCCGTACCGGAGAAGGTCAGGGTATTATCCCCGGCATGGTATAGGGCGGCAGTGGAGTTTCAAGGTAGGCCGGAGCAGGAGCGACTAGCCTTTTGCTCGTGGTGCTGTTGTCATGGAGGGTGTAATTTGTGTACGGACATAAGTATATACAACATAAAAGGGTTTAAGATATATGGAGGATAATAATATGGAGATGGAGGAACTTAAAAATAAGTATAGTTTTTCCGATGGGTTGATGGAGAAAATAAAACACTCCATTGAGGTATTAAGAAAGGGGGAGGAGTTTGCCCTAAGATTTTACGATAAGGGATATTATCTAGCTTTCAGTGGAGGCAAGGATAGTCAGGCTCTTTACCATATAGCTAAATTAGCCGGCGTTAAGTTCGAGGCTCATATGAATATGACTACAGTGGATCCGGCGAACGTAGTATCTTTCGTGAAGAACAATTACCCAGACGTGATAAGGCATGTTCCGGATATTAATTTTTACCAACTTATAAGAAAAAAGAAATGTCTTCCATCAAAAACGCAAAGATATTGCTGTGAAGTCCTCAAGGAGAGAGGAGGCGGAGGTACGGTGACTTTAGTAGGGATAAGGGCGGAGGAATCCAAGACAAGATCTAAAAGGAATGAGATCGGAACCAGTAAAAGAAAGTATGATATATCATTCGATCAGTTTGATGAGCATAAGGAAAAGATGGTCTCTTGTGTTGGTGGAAAGGATAAGGTGATAATATCACCAATATTAGCATGGACGGACAAGGATGTATGGGAGTTCTTGAATAAGATGAATATCAAGCATTGCGACTTATATGACAAAGGGATGAAAAGAATAGGATGTATATTATGCCCAATGTCAAGTATCGGAGAGATGATGAAATATCCGTTTGATTATCCTCATCAGACAAAGAAGTTCCTAAATGAGATAGAGATATTTGTAAAAGACGGTCACTATCAAGAGTTAGGAGAAAATCCAAATATGGTATTAGCGTGGTATTTATCAAAGAGAACAGTGGATGATTTTAAGGGACTGGTGAGAAGAGTACAATCCGGGAAATTCAAGCCTAATAAAAAGAATAGAGAGCTATGGGATAGATTCATAGATTATTTTGATATAAAAAATGCAAAATTTTAAATATGACAAAAAGAGAGGCCATGATATTAGCGTTAGAGGTATTCGCTCAAAGCGTTGATATTTTAATAGAATCGGATAAGGTAAGTAGATCGATACGGACCACGAAAGATTATGATTTGGTAAATATAGCTTTCTATGATTTAGCGGAAAGCCTTCAGAAAAAAGCTGATAGAATGAAAAAGTAAATTAACTATTAATAATCATTATTTAATTTAATTCAAAAACAAAATGTCTACTTTTGTAGACAAATAAAAATTACACATATGAAAAAGAGTAAATTTGTAAAAGAGTTAGAGAAGATCATCGATATGGTTAAGGCCGAGGATGATGGTTTCGAGTATGGTGGTAAAGTCATTTTCTATAAAGAAGATGATGATAACTATGAAATCTCGGTAAAGAACATCGAGATGGATCTGACGGTAGAGGCCAATACTATGGCTAGTATGGATGATAGGACTTTTGCCTGTCTTATGAGTGAGGTCTATAAACAAAAGTTTACAAAGGCTATAACGATATCGGAGGATGAGGATGATGAAGACAATTGATAAGATGACCGATCAGGAGATATATGATCTTACTGATGAGCAGGTAGAGAAATTGATCGTAATAAGATGTGCGGAGGAAGGTGTCAGGTTTATGGATGAGCCTCCAGTCCTGAAGACGTATGGCTATAAATCTATTTCTCCATCTCATTTCTTCTACTATTTGGAGGACTTGAATATAGCCGTTCTTGATCAGGATGATGCTATTAAAATAGCTAAGTTCTTAAGTGGCTTTGATCTATATAGGACTAGATATGATTTCACCGTATCCAATGAAAAGCTATACAGCAAATTGGATATAATTAATATCAAACATACTCCGATGTTTGATACGAAAGATGAGGAGACCTATAAGTCTATCAAGGATAAGAACGATAAGATTGAGGAGGAGTATAAAGATCAGGCAGATAAATACAAGGAGAATACAAAAAAGATGAGTGAAATCCGTGCCGAAATATGGTCAAAAGTAATTGATGTAAGGCGCAAGATTGATCACATGAATCATCTTAAAGTTCTTTTCGTAAAGGAATATCTTCCGTTGGTGGATCACGACACGGACAAGGCTATGATATTTTTCAAGAAGGCTTATGACGTGGATGATGATACGGAAAGATATATTCGTGAAGGAATAAAAGATTATCCTTTGTTTAACAATAATATAGATTAAAATGCACAATTGGTTTAAATGTACGGTTTCTTATGAGACCGATGCCGAGAACGGCATGAAGAAGAAGGTAAAGGAAGAGTATTTAGTAGATGCCTTTTCTTATACCGAATGTGAGGCTAGAATCATAGAGGAGATGAAGCCATTCATATCCGGTGAGTTTAGCGTTGATATCAAACGATTCAGGATAGCGGAATTGTTTGCCATGGATGGAGACCGGTTCTATAAGGTCACGGCTGATTATATTACGATAGACGAGAAATCGAACAATGAGAAACGCAAGGCGTTTAACTACATCGTTCGGGCCAATGACCTTGATCATGCCAAAAAGAATTTCGAGGAAGGCATGAAAGGAACCATATCAGATTTCGTTGTCACTTGTATCAAGGAAGAGAAGAAACTGATGGACTTCTACGAGTTTGATGGTAAGATCAGGAATCCGGAGAAAAATGAGAATAGTAAGCAATAAAGCTAGCTATGAAACCACATCATCCATAGCCGAGAAGTTGATGGAGATAAGTAAGATGGAGGGTACGATTTATCGTATCCTCACATTATCTAATAAGACTTATCTGGCATCCAAGCTAGGATATAGTAGGTCAGGATTCTATAAGAAGATACAGAACAGGAATTTTAATATCCGGGAGCTAGCTCAGATATTCGATACGATCATCAACTTCAAGGATCAAGATTGGACTGAGGGTAAGATTAATAGGCTTAAGAGGTATAGGGCTATGAGCCTTATGGAGTTCAACAAAAGTTATAAAAAGAAAAAGGCATGAGAGGTAGGATGTTGCCGTGTGAGAGATGTGGGAGGATGGTAGCTATAAGGAGTAAGGGGTTGTGTCCCGCGTGCAGAGCCAAGGAGCTACCGCCAAAGGAAAGGGCGGCGATACGGGTGAAGGCCAAGCCAAAGGGGAAGAGCCTAGCCGTTTTCTTTGGCGCCCATGTGGCTAGATTGAGTATGACAAGGAGATCTGCTACCGGCGCATACATACCATGCCCGGGGGTAAGCAACATATGCCACTTATACCCTAAACGGAAATATAAATCAGTTGCCGAGGATAATGATAACATTATCTACTTGACGGTTGATGAGCATGCAAAATTCGATTATCTGTTAGATACGATGGATTTCAGCCGGCTCTTGGACGAGTTTGGCAACGTATGGCTGTTGGCAGCCAGACGGATGAGGGATCTCGCACCTAAAGTCGAGGAGGATGGTAAATTAAAAACCAGATTATTATCATGGATAGAAGAAAACAAAGATTACTTTTAGACCTAGGATATAAGGCTATAAGTGACACAGTATATAGTTATGGGACGATCATAGAAGTCATAAGCGATCAAGAATTGTTTGATGAGATGAAAGTTCGTTTATCCGAGAGACACAATGTGGCTATTGCGGATGATGGAGAGATAGGATGTTCGGCTTTAGGCAAGATTTTAGGCAAGATAAAGGACGAGAATGCGTCGTCATATTATTGGCGATCATCATTACCAGTATTAAGATCATATCATACAGATCCTAAATTTACCGCTTTCTTTGGCATATTAGACGTTTTATCAACGGTCCCGAAGAAAGATATTGTCGAGGAGGAAAAGCCTGTTGAAGAGCCTAAAAACGAGCCTAATGAGGAGATGGAGGTTGAGTATGATCTGGAGACAGAGCAACAGTATTATGCCGCTGAATGGATAAAGGATATCCCGACACCTGTGTTATATAGAATGACTGTCGCCGGCAAACGTGTGTATTATGAGATGGATGTTGATGGGTATCCTATCATATACGATGGAGCCACTAACAATATCGCCAATGGGTATTGTGATACGTCCGGAGCCTTGGAGAAGTGGAAGAATGAGATGAGGCTCAAGGGTAAGGATCCTGATGAGTACGCTAACTACAGGGCTGATCTGGGTACTATCATGCATTATCTATTTGGGTTGTATCTGACCGGGGTTAACGTAAAGCTGATCCCGACATGGATCAGGAAGGTGGTCAAGGAAGCCAAGCTAAGAATAGACAAGTATAGGATGGAGCGGATATTAGTGGATAACATTGATGAACTGATAGAGGATCTGATATCATTTGCCATATTCTGCAATGAAAGACATGTAAAACCTGTATTGATCGAAAAGATGTTGAGGTCAAGGAGATTGAAAGTAGCTTCTTCGGTGGACGCAGTGGTGGAGATGGATGGCGAGCCGGAGATGGTGGAGATAGAGGTCGAGACAGGAGAGTTCTATAAGACGGGAGCCAAGAAAGGTCAGCCTAAGACGGAGAAAAAGAAGATAAAGAGATGCAGGAGGATATTCGCTATATTGGACTTCAAATCAAACAGGAAAGGCAATTTCTATGACGAGTATGCTTTCCAACTTGAGTTATATAGAAGAATGATATTAGAGAACTATGGAAAGATATTGGAGATAGAGGAGATATATAACTTCGCTCCGGGTGATCCTACCGCAAAGACCAGCCAATATAAGTTGAAGAGACAGACTGACAACCCTATATTGAATATGGCTACCGTAGTATATCTTCAAGGAAAGTATAAGTTCGAGAAAACTAATTATACGGTTACATCAAGAGTCGGATCCTTGGACATAGAAGGCGAGTTTGATGTTAATAAGTTGGTAAGGAAAGAGCCGCTGAGGGACTATATATATAGAGTCATGAATGAGAGGAGAGGGTGATGGAATTTAGGGAGTTCAATAAGAGCGTTCATCGGTATGAGCTGGATCATAGCAAACCAAGGAGGAAGCTGACGTGCCCGCAATGCGGCAAGGATAAGTGTTTTACGCCGTACGTGGACGTAACCACCGGTCAGATCGTTGGAGAGCAGTTTGGGGTGTGTGATCATAAAAATAAATGTGGTTACTTTAAATATCCAACAGGGAGCGAACTTGGGAACAATGATCTTTTTACCGATTCAAACAAAGTATTAAGGAGGTACAGACCTCCTATGGATCCGGATATAGCCAACTGCATTCCGGTAAGCAAGATGTTTGAGACGCTTAATCCTTTCGAGACATCCGATCTTCAGGATTATCTATCCAATATCTTCGGATCGTATCATACCAATAGGGCATTTAGCTTGTATAAAGTTGGGATGATGAGATTCGGGGACTGGGGTAAGTGCTGTGTGTTCTGGCAACTGGATAAGAATTGGGTAGTGCGGACCGGAAAGATAATGGACTACGGGCCTGACGGGAAGAGGGTAAAGGTTCCCATGGATCACGTATGTTGGGTGCATATACTGGACGGTCAGGATTACTTGCTTAGGCAATGCCTGTTCGGGGAGTTTCTTATCAACTTCTATCCCAATGACGCTCCGGTGTATATAGTAGAGTCAGAGAAGACGGCTGTTATCTGCAACATTGTGTACCCTAGTAGGTTGTTTATGGCCTGTGGCGGTATCCATATGTTGAAGAGGGAGATGATAGAGACATTGGGTAGGAGGCGGATAGTCCTGTACCCGGATAAGGGCGACGCTTTCAACGAATGGAGAAAGAAGGTAGACAAGGATATGAGGGGGATGAATATAGAGATAAGTAATTTTCTCGAATCAAAGCCCAATATAAATGAGGGAATGGATATAGCGGATTATTTTATTATTAAACAAATTTACAATGGCAAAGGTAGTTAACAATTACAAGAAATTCAAGGTGCTTGAAATAACAAGACAGGAGATGATGGATAAGCTCACCAGATATGGGTGCTTAGGTATTTGCGATATGTGTAACAGACCTACGTCCGTGGGCTATTATGTAGCGGTAATCAATCAATGGATGTGCGAGGACTGTTATAATGATTTCATCAAATCGGTTGACAGGTATGAGGAGGATATGAGAATAGAGAACAGAAATTTTGATAGATTCTGCAATCTATTTAATGTTGAGATAGAAGAAAAGGTATGAAAGAACTGTCTTTAGCCCAGAAAGCTATGTTAAACGGATCCGTATGTCCATATTGCAAAATCCCATCCACTATGATAAATACGGTGGAGGGGAAGCAAGTTGGGTGCGAGAAGTGTGGGGCTTGGATGAGATCCGATCCTTTTGGGAAACCGATGGGGAGGCTGGCTAAGCCGGATCTTCTTAGGAGTATGGATATGGTAATGACTGAGATTAATATATTTGCGTATAGGACAAAACGGGATGTACAGGATATTTACAAAAGCCTATCTGGTGAATTGGATATACCAATAGAACATGTATCCCCATATAAGATGTCTTTGCCATCACTACTTAATACCATGAGATATATTGAAAAGTATGGCGATAATCATATACGGATATATGATAGAACCATGGTAAAGAAGGCTTGCCCTAGGCACGGAGCGGTGGCGATCGGGAGCAACGCCTGCCACGGGTGCCCGGAGTTCCTGTTCCATGTGGTAAACGACACGACCAATACGGTGGTGTGTGATATGGATATGAGCTATGGCGACTGTATAAAGAAGAGAAATAATAAATTTGGTAGATAATATTAATTATATAAAAGATGAAGGTAATTTTTATTCATAAGCCTACTGGATATTATGTAGGAGGGTCGATGTTCGACAAGTCTTATTGCAAGGATAAGATGATAGAGAAAGGAATAAGTAAGGATCGAGCCGAGAAGTTAAGTGATATAATAGGCCCATACGCATGCATATGGGAGGTGGAGAACGGAGATGACCCTTATGAGAGTATGAGATCTAGGCTAAAGGATAAAGCTTCATATCTGGATGGAGAGGATCTTATCATGGAGAATTATGATGATGAGGAGGACGAAGAGGATGGGGAGATCGACTGAATATTACAGAACACATCCGGAAGCCAGAAAGAAGAAGGCTGAGACGGATAAGAAGATCAACGCCAGACCTGAGCAGAAAGCCAAGAGACGGGAGTTGGGTCGTAAGAACTACAAGACCGATAAGTTGAAGGGAAAGGCTTATCGGAAGGGGAAGGACCTATGCCATACAGCTAAGGGGTTAAGATATAAATCAAGATCAGCTAACAGAGGATCTAAATCCGATACGGCTGGCGATAGAAACGCAAGAGGATGAGTGAGGATAGGATATGGAGGTCATCCAAGGAGATTATCATGGATGCCTATGAGAGAATAAGAAAGTATCAGTCGGGAGAGCTTCTCCCGGCTCGTACTGGATACGCTTATCTTGACAAGGCGTTGCTGGGAGGGTTCTACCCACAACATGCGGTGGCTATCGGCGCCAGGCCCGGAGTCGGCAAGTCTTATTTGGCGCAGAAGATCATGAGCAATGTGATGAATGTCAATATCAATCCACAGGCAGATGATTATGTATGGTTAAGATGTGAGTTTGAGATGAACCCAGAAGATTTGATGTTGCGTTCACTATCAAAAAAAATGGGAAAGGATATACAAGATATTCTCCTTAACGAGATGTCTGATGAAGAGATAAAGGAAATGCAGAAATGTCTTAAGGAGGAAAACTCCAGCAGAATAACATACATCCCTAAACCATCAACCGTAGATGAGCTTCAAAACTTTCTGTGGAATGAGTATATGCCAATAAACAAAGATAAAAAAATGGTATTCGTGTCTATAGATCATACGGCCCTGATACAAGGTTCAGGAGATGCCAAAAGGAATATCGACTCGTTGATAACCATGTGCAATATAGCTAAAAGGACTTTTCCTAATATTTTCTTTCTTATAATATCCCAACTCAATCGTGATATCGAAGGACGACGGGATCCAAAAGATCATATGCCAAAGCAATCTGATTTTTATCAATCAGATACATTGGGACAGTTATGTACGGCTATGGTAGCGTTAAATATCCCGAAGAGATACGGGTACTCCTCATACATGCAATTTCCGCAAGGATGGTATCCTAATCTGGAACGTTTTAAAAGTGAATCAAGACGATCCTTCCGTGTGGATGGATTATTATTCCATCATATCGTAAAGGTCCGTCAACGGTCATTAGAGGAGATTGATGCGATACATGTAGATATCATGAAAGGATATGAGCGATATTATCCTGATGGAGGGGTGGTGCGCCAAGAAAGACCGGGAGGCTCGGATGCCCCCGTGGGTAGCGGCAAGCCGGACACGACCGTGGTGACGCTGCCGCCCCCGCCTCCCAGTATCCCATTGGAGCAACAATATATACCGCCTAGTGATGATTTCAATGTAGTACATGACGAAACACCTTATTAAGCATGAGATTGAGAAAAAATTTTTTGCTTGTCATCATAAAAGGGATGGAGATGTTATTAAAAGCCAATTTCTCCACCGAAAACAAGATGGGCATACGAGAGATTATATCCTCATTAAAGGAAATGGCCGAATACAGTATCAGGTATATCATAAACCGGGACAGGGAGAAGGAGATCATGAGCATCTGTGATGAGGTATCCAATAAAGTACAGGAGTATAAAAGAATGAACGATAACTCAATGGTATTGGAATTGGAGAACTTGAAGCGGGAGGTAGTGGCGGTAGAGGATCTTCTTAGCTCTTACAAGGGGGTTCTTGATGCCGAGCTGGTGATAGCCGAGGATGATATCAGGATCATACGGGACAAGATCGCTATAAGCCTGAGGGAGGACGGGACATGTAAGAGCATGACTGACGCCGATAAAAGGGCTAGGGTGGACGTAAGATACGAGAGGGCGTTAGAGGATTATCGCATCCTTCTAAGATGCGCCAATACGGTTAGGGCTAAGATGTCGGTTATAGGACATCTTAATCAATCAATAAATCAATCCATATCAGTTGGCAGGGTTGGTATGGCTAATGAATCTTATACGGTAAAACAATATGAGAAAGGGAAAGAGATTATCGAAAGCAGACGGCCTTAGGGTATTGATAGGAGCTTACAATGCTATAGAATGTAGACGTGAGTTAACTATGTGTGCAGCTATAACCGAAACGGCTAATATGCTTGGATTAATGGATAGAAAAAAAGTTTTAGCATATGAACTTATACCTGAGTTGAGGATGTTTAAGCCGATAAATAGTCGTATAGAGGAAGCTTGGTTCAATCTTTCCGATAAGTATACAAGGCTATATATATTACGCACGTTGATTAACATATACAACGATACCGATCATCCTGGTATAGTAGAGAAAATAGCTAGAAAGATTAGGTCAATATTTTAACTCATTAACTTATGTATATTAATTTTGAACAGATGATGACATCAGGATTAACAATGTCCGATGTCGGGTATCTTTTGATGATCCGGCAGAAAGAGGAGATGGCTAGCGTCATTCCAAAGGAGAAAATAGATAGTTATAAAGCATCTGGTTATATCGAGCTTCAGAAGAATGGGAAGTGGAAGATAACACCAAGGGGAGGGTCGTTGCTGATGCTGATAGAGACGCCCGGCCTGACCCCGGAGGTCGAGGGGATCCGGGACCGTATCGTTGGGGTATATAACGATATGGGGAAGGATACAGGGGCTATTAAGGAGGTAGAGAAACGGCTCGTATGGTTCGTGGCTAATACCAACTTCAAGGAAGAACCTATAGTAAGAGCCGTAATATCCCACATAGATCTTAAACGTGAATATACGATGAGATTGGATAACTTGATCTGGAAACCATCAAATGTGTATAGCGTGCATATGAGTTTGTCGGAATCAACGTTATTCGATACGATCATAAAAATGTATGGCATGACGTCTGACTTGTATCTTAGGGAGAACAAGAACAAGGAGCTGGCATGGTTGTTCGCCATAAGCCGGCTTCCGGATCCCCCAAAGAGAATGGATAAGGAATACGCTATCACAGGCGATGTTAAGATGGATATCGAAAGGATATCAGATATAAAAAAAGAATTAGGTAGAAGATTAAAAATGTCGATTTAGATTATGGAAAAGGATAAATTATTGAGAATGATAAAAGAGGTGATATTCGAAAAGGTAGGTGAATTTAATGGGTTTAATCATCCTGAATCGATAACCAATAATGATGAGCTGGGCGCGGATATGGCCTTGGATTCCCTTGATTTCGTGGAAGTCGTAATGGAAATGGAGAAGAGAACTGGTAGATATATACCTGATGAAGTGCTTGATGTCAAGCCTTATCGCGAATTGACGGTAGGAGAGCTTACAAATATGTTGTACGATTATTTAAAGGATTATGAAAAGAGATGAGTTATTGGAGATAGTGAGGGAAGAGATATTCGAGAAAATGCATGAGTTCAATTACATTAATAATATAGAGGTAATTGACGATGTAAGAGAAGACAGTAATTTGTCATCCGATCTAGCTATGGATCCATTTGATTTATTAGAGGTATTGATAGGGATTGAAGAAAAGATGGATATAAGGATACCGGATGATGTCTTTGGCGATAAATCTGTCGATGAACTAACTGTAGGGATTTTTGTGGATATGTTGTACGATTGGCTTGAGAGTAAGTAATGGACTTCGGATATGATGATTGGGAAGAGGGGCTAGAGACCCCTCTTGTCGATGATTGCGATGACGATAATAATGAGGAGGAAGAATATGATTTCAGTTAAGGAGTTAAGAATAGGCAATATTGTGAAAGATAAGGATGGTAATATATGGAGGATAGGATGTATTACCGGTATGCATAAGGACAAAGGGAGTTTGATTCTCGAACGCAGAATTGATAATGGCACAATAAAGTGGTATACTTCCGAATGTGATGTTTATCCAATAAGCTTGAATGAGAGGATATTGGATTGGATTGGATTTAACGATTATGATAATCATGATTACCGCAATAAAGGAGATATAACAATAACAAAAGATTACGTTTTAAGTATCACGCGTTTATGGGGTAACACAGTTGTTAAAATGGATATCAAAGGATTCCATCACCTTCAAAATATAGCATATGATTTATACGAAACATCACTTGATTTAAATATATTCGATGATGACTATCCCGGAGACACATCTCTTGTGTAAGATAATAAATGGGGAGAAGGTTCTCGCCGCTTCTTACTCGCAGATAGACACGTTTGTCCAATGTCCATATAAGTGGTATAAGACTTACGTGGAGGGTCACAGATCCACGGAGAAGCACGAGGCTACGTCATATGGTACGGTTATCCACCAGACAATGGAGTATTTCTTCAAGAACGGATGTAGACCTTCTTATGAGGATATGAGTAAGGCTTTCAATTACTATGCGGATATAGAGAAGATTCCTTTTGATAGCGTAAAATCCCAGATCGAGTCTATGCAACATGCGGCTAGGCTAATAAGATGGATTGTTGGGTTGTTTGAGAAGGATGCTGCTGGCAATTATAAGAAGGCATGGTCTGATCTTACGCCAATGGAGAAGGTGGTCCGGGGGTCGAGACCGGCCGGCGTGGAGGAGGGCTTCGTCCTGCCTTATAAGCTACCCAAGCCACTTACCTTGGATGGCGTGACGTACGATAAGGTACATATCATAGGATCGGTGGACTGGCGTGGAGAGTATAAGACAAAAGACAGGATAGCTATGTATACGATAGACTGGAAGTCCGGGAGAAAATTATTCGATGAGGATAAGCTGCTTCACAATCTCCAGCATCCGATATACGCCTTCTACATACTGAGAAAGTACAAGGTATTACCGGATATGTGCAGCTATTTCTTTACCCGCATGCTGGACAATCAGAACGTGAAGGTAGATAAGGAGAAAGTAGAGAGATCGGTCAAGGAACTTAACGATATTCTCCTTGACATGTATGATTTCGAGACAAATAAAATAGATAGCTATCAAGCTCACGTTTGGGACGACGCCAAACAGGGGTATAAGTACGAGAAGCGCTACCTCATGGGACGCCAGCCGGCCTGCCTTGAACCCCGCCCCAAGCCCTTGTGTTTTTGGTGCGATTTCTCGATCCACAAACAAGGGACATGCAGGTACTCATCGGATTGGGATGAGTCAAAAAGAAAGAATAAAAAAGATTAACTTTATTAAAAAGCCTAGGTAAATATCTAGGCTTTAATTATATTTGTGTCAATAAATAAATGATTATGGATAAAAACGAAAGAGAAAAACAGGTATTGGATCTTCTGATGTCTAGAAAGGATATTAGGAAATTGGTAGAGAAATCAAATGAATGTTATTCTAAAATGGATTTCGTTGGTGCCATGAAATGCCGGCAGGAGATAAAGGATATCGTAGACCGGGAATCGAAGATCATGTTGACAAAAAGCGAGTCCTTGGTGAGTTTGATGAATAACGCTGATAATGAATATAAATTCAATATGCTGGTATGGCTACATTCCATGATGTGTATGGCGGATGTATTTAACGGGATATTGGAGGATTTTAAGGATGGGGTAAGGAAAGCCAATGGCAACTCCAAGTTCGTTAAGTTCGATAATCTGGATCGGTTAATGGCAGAATGTAAAAAGGAGATTGATTACCTGATGAAAGGCACAAGTAAATCGTTCCAAATATCTTTCGCCGTAAGAAGCGATGAGCTAAGGGAGATGATAGAGAATATGGTTGGAGACAATATCCGGGAAGGGTATGACATATTCAAGGAAGAGGCTGAGATGGTGAATGAGACAGATAGGAGCAAGATAGAGGAATTTAATAAGAAGCTGGATTATGATTAAATGTAATATAAAGATAGGCGACATAGTCCATACCCAGATAGGAACAGGAGAGGTGGTAGCCGTAAGCAAGACCAAGGAAACTTTGATGGTGAAAATGGACGATGACCGGGAGTGTGCGATAAGATTAGAGTACGTAAAAGACGTTTTTGATAACTACAGATCCAAATGATATACAAGTTAAGACCATATCAAGAGGAGTGTGTTAAAAGTATCTCCGATTACATAAACTCTGATAGGAGCGATCCGGTATTAATCGTAGGGCCGGTAGGTTGCGGTAAGTCACTGCTGATAGCAGAGGCGGCTAGATTGATGGGAGATAAGACGCTGATTTTACAACCATCAAAAGAATTGCTGCAACAGAACCACGACAAGATAACGTCGTATGGCATACCGGCTACCATCTACTCCGCTTCCTGTGGTAAGAAAGAGCTGTCTAACATGATATACGCCACGTTAGGGTCTATCAAGAAGGTTGTTGATAAGCTTAAGGAGATGGGGATCAGAAATGTATTGATAGATGAGGCTCATGCTGGTTATAGCCCGGAGGATGGTAGCGAGTTTATGACATTCATGAATGAACTGAAACCGAAAAAGGTGATAGGGTTTACCGCTACACCATGCAGGCTTAAAACGATGTCGATAGGGCAGGTGTCATATTCCCAGCTTAATTTCATCACTCGTATGAGACCGGTATATTTCAGGAACCTGATTCACGTGATACAGGTAGAGGAGATGATAAGGCAAGGATTTTGGACACCTCTTAAGTACGAGACATGGGATTTCAATGGAGATGCCCTTAAACTTAATTCTAACGGCTCCGAATATACGGCTGGGTCTATTAGTGAAGCGGTGAGAAAAAATGGCTTAAACAATCTTATTTTACGTCGGTTGATGGTATTAAAAGACGTATGCAGATCTATACTGGTATTTATGGATTCTGTTGAGAGCTGTAATACTGCCGCCGAATGGATGAACGCCAAGATATGCGCTGGCATGGCGGAGGTAGTTCACGGAGGCACGCCAAAGAAGCAGCGGGAGGCTATAGTCGAGAGATTCAAGTCAGGTGGGACGAGGGTAGTGTTCAACTATTCCGCCCTCGGTACGGGATTCGATCATCCGGGTCTGGATTGCGTGATAGTAGGGAGACCGACATTCTCATTCTCATCGTTTTATCAGTGGCTTGGAAGGGCAGTCCGTATAAAAGACGGAAAGGATAGTGCTTTGGTCGTTGATTGTTGTAACAACTCGTCAAGGTTCGGTGATATAAGGAAACTTAGTATAGAGAACTACAAAGGATATGGATGGGGGATGTTTATCGGCGATAAGCTAATAACTAATATCCCGATGGGGGATAAGGCAACGAAAACAGATCTGGATATCAAAGCAGCCAAGAAAGATCGTAGGAGGGGGCTGGCGCAGGGCGTAACCGCCGCCCCTGTTCCCGGGAGACCGGATCATCCCCTTGGCTCTACGGTAATGACATTCGGGAAATATTGTGGGTGGATGTTGCATTCGATCCCAGTATCGTACTTCAAATTCATAAACGAGACATTTGACTGGGATAATGATAGGAACAAGGATATAAAAGAATACATAGATTTTTTAATCAAAAACAATAGATTATGACAGGATGTATATATCATGAGGCTGATCTTGACGGAGTAATGTCAGCGGCTATAGTAAAAAAGTATTTCAAAGGGGACATTGATCTTCTTCCTTACAATTACGGCAAGGAAATACCTGACGTGAATAAATATGATAAGGTGTTTGCAGTTGACGTGTCATTTGGAAACAGAACAAGATTCCTTTTCGATGAGTGGAAAGAGAAAGGTATAGATGTCGTATGGATAGACCATCATAAGACCGCCATAGACGATATGAGGGATTACGAGGTAAAGGGCAAGAGACGTATCGGAACGGCGGCTTGCGAACTTACATGGGAATATCTTTTTGATGATACCGAAACCCCCGATGTGGTAAAATTATTGAGCGCTTATGATGTATGGGATCATGATCGCTTCGAATGGAGTGACGTGCTCTCATTCCAATATGGGATGAGAGGGTATTGCGGGCTTGACGTTGACATGGTCAGGGAGGTGCTAAACAAGGCAAATGGTGAGTTTGTTTCCGATATGATAAGAAATGGCGAGGCCATAATAGAGTATATCATCGAGAAAAACAGAGGAGAAATGAAGATATTCTCATTCGAGGCAGATATATTTGGGTACAAGGCTATATGTATGAATACCACGGAGTTTAACTCCACCACATTCGAGTCTATGTACGATCCTAGAAAACATGATTTGATGATGCCATTTTGCTGGAACGGAAGATTCTTTAGATGTTCATTCTATACCACCAAAGAGGAGTTGGATGTCTCGGCGCTGGCACGTAAGGCCTATCCCGGGGGAGGAGGTCATAAGGCGGCGGCAGGCTTCCAGCTTAGCGCAGAGGATATGATGGAGTTCTTAAAAAGTAGAAAGATGTTATGATAGGATTGGTATTTACCCTCATAATAATGACCGGTTCTATTTATTTGATAATAGAAGGGAATAAGAAGGATGATTCTGCCGAATTTTATGGAGGACTAATAGCGACGATCTTATCTATCTTTTTGATGTGTTTAGTAATACAAAATATAAAAAATACAGAAAATATGGGGGAAATATACAAATTCAAGAGACTTAACGAAATGAAGCTAGATGATTACGGTTTCGGTTTATTCGAGTACAATGGCGTTCTTTATTTCAAGGAGGCAGAGGGTGAGAGATGCTTTGATGTAAGAAGCGGGAACGAGGTTATTATCGGGAAAGATAAAATTGTAACGGCCTTGGAGGATTGATCATGAGAAAACTTGACGACACCAACAGGACAAGGAAAAGGAACGTACGGCACTCGTGGGTAAAGGCAGGTCCGGGGATTCAACGCTGCGCTATTTGCGGGATTACGAAGCAAAGCGAGTGGAGAGACGGGAAGACCTCGCATTGCGTATATCTATCATCTGGTGAGCTTTATTCTATGACAGGAGAGATACCGGAATGCAGGGATCTTAGTGAATTTTATTAATAAAACAAAAAGGAGTTTGAAATGAAAGAGGAATTTAGCAAATACGACAAGGTTGTTTATGATGGTGAGGTATTTGAGGTACTTGAAACCGCCGACAATACGGGGATAATGAAAATAGAACCGTTATTTGATGAGACATATAAATTTATTTGGGTTGATGAGGAGATGGTTGTCTCGTTAAGCAGGGCTATCAAGTTAAGGCTTATTGATGATGAGACGGCAGATGAGGCGATGAATTTCGGGAAGCCAAAAATAGGAGACGCGGTGGTGGAAAGCGGACCGCTTGTAGGGAAAGACGGCAGCGGCAAGGACGACCGGGCCGACGGCAAGCTTCGGTGGGATCTCCTTCCTTTGGCTGAGATAGAGGATATCGTGAGGGTATATACGGAGGGGGCTAAGAAATACGCCGACAATTCATGGCAGAATATACCTGATGGATTTGAGAGATATAGAGCGGCTTTACTTCGCCATATGACGGCGTACATGAAAGGCGAGAGATATGATAAGGAGACAGGGCTGATGCATTTGGCACAAATTTGCTGGAACGCCATAGCGTTATTATATTACGATAAACATAACAAAGGGTTAATAGAATGGAAGGATCAGGAGAAATAATAGTAGACGAGAAATTAAAAGCTATTGACAAAAGGACTGGTAGGTACATTAATGTGATCGCACGTACTATTGACAATGGTACTTCATTCCCGATAGTTAAGTACCTTGATAAGAATCGTAAGGAGCTGAATTATGATTGTGTAAGGCATCTTAATTTTGATATAGACATAGATTGGGAGTTGAGAAGATATCAGATCGTAAAAGATTTATTGTCCAACGATTTCGATGGGAGGAGGTTGAGTGTAGATGAGGTAGATAACGCTATATTTACAGCGGATTTAATTATTAACAAATTAAAAACTATTTAAAAATGGTAAGAATTGATTTTTTCACGAAGAAAGACGCTGAGTACAGCGATTACATGCGATATATTATCGCCAACACGTTACAGGAGTATGAGGGTGAGGTCACGTTAAACCAGATCCCGGAGAACAAAGCCACGGATGAGGAGATATCCAAGTACGGTATAGAGGTATATCCTACTATTATCGTCAGTGGAGATAATATGGATGGCTTTAATAAACTTGAGGGGATGTGCAGAAAGGCTGATCTTATTAACGTCATGTCATTATACGATAAGAAATAGGCTCATGACGCTAAGTGATAAATATTTTGGCTGGAAAGATATATTCTTTGACAGGTTCGTGTATTGTTGTAATGAAAAAAGTGATCAACCACAAGGGAGTAATATACCTCTAGCCAAAATAAACTTCGACAACAAGACGGGATATGTGGAGGACGGGACTATTAATATAGCCGAGCTCCTTCAATATCTTTGGATAAATAATAAGGTCTATAGGTGTGAATATGCGCCCATAGATATATCTTCCGCCTTGCAAACATTGATCAGATTGACCGAGAACGCTAAACATATGTTTGAGGATCAACCGGGTGTATATGACATGATCCCATATAGAGGGTTTTTCCTTAGAGATGACTTTTCATCCGGGAAAAATTATTCACTTGATTTGGATAAAATAGTGAGCGGGATGGGAGGATGGTATGGGGAGGATGAGGATCCATGCTACTCGATGTTCGTCAGCCAAGATCAGATATGGAACTTGAACCCGATATTGAAGGTATTAGCTGATGAGGGATCTATTCTAGCCAAGGAGCTTGGGTATGATATGAACTCATATGTCAGCGATAATGGATACACGATATACAACCCATATCTGTCATGGATCAATCATTACTATCATTATTGCCCGACATTTAACGAGGATAAATTAAAGCCTTGGGATAGAGTAGAGGATAGGAAAAATAAGTTCAAGATGACGGATAAGGTCAAGAGAGGCGCCAATAATTGGTATTATTCAGGCGGGACTATATCTTGTGTGGATAATTTCTTGGGGAAAGAATACAGGAAAAATCTCCGAACCTTCATATATCGTGGAATAGTATTCTTTTTAGATCGGATATGGCATACACCATTGTTTGAGAAGATGGGCGTGAAAATGAAATACAACGCTTATTATTGTTATGCCGCTACTTCCGGGATATGGTATGATAAGGGATTCAAGGAAAGACTAGCCAAGAGGTTTAACAAGTCGCTGGGCGGCGACGGGGAACTGTTCGGGGCTAACCTAGCCTGCATGGTATGTGACCGTAAGGATATCGATTGGGAGGCGCTTCGTCTTTGGCTTGACAAATACGATGATCCTACTGATAAGGGCATGGTGAATAGCCCTATTCAATTTATGTATTTATATTTATATTACACTTTTAACAAATAATTTGAAATGAAAAAGATAAATAACTGGGTTATAAGAACATTTGGGTTGAGAGGCTCATGGAGCTGGGCTAAGAAACAGATGTTAAATGGAGCGATCATTAAACGTAAGTCTACTACAGGGACATACAAAATAGCTATTGATGATGACAAGAATAGGTTACTTGTAGCTACATGGGATCATCTAGATCAAAGTCCTGTATGGGAAAGGTGCCCGCATAGTTTATTAGATGAAGATGCGGTTGATTATTTTGTCACGGCTCATAAGGAATTATCATATGGAGGCATAAAGATCAGGATGAAAGATGAATTTAATTGTAACGATAAAATATCGAAAGTATGAAAAAGATTACCGATAAAGACGTAGAGGCTCTTAAAGCCGGGAAGAAGATAACAAAAGGATTTATCCATATGCAATTAGATGATAAGGGAAGATTGAACTTGTGGAGTGATATCAACATAACTGACAATTATAGAAGTTTTAAGATAGAAGCTAACAAATTGTTTGATCATGAAATTTTTACCGATAAATATGATAAGTTGAAAGTTATAAATATAGAACAATAAGGTAGAAAAAATGGATAAAATTATATTGGATGCTTGTTGTGGTTCCCGGATGTTCTGGTTTGACAAAAAGAATCCTTTGACATTGTTTGTTGATATCCGGGACGAGGAACACGTTCTTTGTGATGGTCGAGATTTAAAAGTCCATCCTGATCTTATCGCTGATTTCACCAATTTGCCTTTTCCTGATAAAAGTTTCAAGCTTGTCGTATTTGATCCACCTCATCTGCTTAAGGCAGGTGATAATAGTTGGCTTGCCAAGAAATACGGCAAATTGCCGGAGGATTGGCCAAGCTTGATGAATCAGGGTTTCAATGAGTGTTTCCGGGTGCTCGATGATTATGGTGTTCTTATCTTTAAATGGAATGAGGATCAAATAACCGTCAAAGAGGTTTTGAGAGCTATTGATCAATCACCTTTATTTGGACATACAACAGGCAGGAGTGGCAAAACCATGTGGATGTGTTTCATGAAATTACCTAACATTATAATATGATTTAAAAAGATTATGACAAATAAACAGTTAAAGATCCCGTTTAAGGACGGGAGACCATGTAAATGGGTTAAGGATGTTCATGATGAGGAACGTGATAATTATGAGTTTGATGAATGCCTTGAGATATACGGGTTCGTCCGTGGACGCTCTTCGGCTGTAATGATATTAAGACCGGCGAATGATCATGGAAAGGATTTCGATTATGCCAGTAGCGCCTATTACCAAGTATTCTTGACAGACAGTAAGGAAGTAATACAGAATATGATGCATGGAATCATATATGGTAAATGGACTTTTGTTAAGAGAGGCGAAAATTTTGGTATAAAATTGGTTAAGGTCTTACCTAAGATACATAAAATATCCCTTGATATGATCGCAAAGGATATTTTTAGGTCTGAGAATAAATAAACAATATGAAAGTATTATCATTATTTGACGGGATATCATGTGGGTGTCTGGCGTTACGAAGAGCCGGCATACCTATCGAGACTTACTACGCCTCGGAGATAGACAAGACATGCATAAAGGTAAGTCAAAAACATTTTCCTAATATTATTCAATTAGGGGATGTTAATAACTGGAGAACATGGGATATCCCTTGGAAAGACATAGATCTGGTCATGGGAGGGTTCTGTTGCCAGAGCTTCTCTAGCTCAGGTAAGGGTAAAGGATTCATGGACGCTCGTGGAAGGCTTTTCTTTTGCTTCTCGGACATCGTAAAGCATTTAAGGAAGGAGACCAAAGGTAAGGTCCTGTTCTTGGGCGAGAACGTCCGGATGCGGGATGAGCATCGCCTGGTGATAACGGAAGAGCTGGGCGTGGAGCCGGTGGAGATCGATAGCGCCTTGGTCTCGGCACAGACCCGGCATCGCCTTTATTGGTGTAATTGGCCGGTAGAAATGCCGAAAGACAAGCATATATCATTGGATGATATTTTAGAGCATGACAAGGGATGGAATCCGGGAGTCATAAGAGGAAGATATATAGGAGTCATTGTCGGTAGAAGGATAGGAGAGGACGGGCATCGAAAGGATTATGACAAGAACGTGAAAATAACGCAATGTTTGGAGGTAAGAAGGGATAAAAATACTGTTTCTATTAAGAAAAGTAATTGCCTGACAACAGTCATGAAAGATAACGTGATATCATCATTACCGCCCGGAAGATATCTGAACGCCTTTGACCTGAAAGATAAGTTCAGATACCTGACTCCTGTGGAGATATGTAGGCTACAGACATTGCCGGATGATTACCTTGATGGGATAGCCCCGAATACGGCCATGTCTTTAGCTGGAAACGGATGGACAGTGGATGTGATAGCCCATTTGCTAAGAAGCATAGAGCGTAAGCAGATGAATGATATTGTAAAGGAGTTTCGCAAGATCACTGATGAGCTTATGTTCGGATCATCAGAAACGGGTACTAATGTGACATGTGATAAACATGAGCAAAATGAAGCCATACGGAAGAGTCAAAACAGTTAAGGGGTCTTCATGGAAAAAGGATATACATCCACCAAAAGGACACAAGAATTGGTGGGAGGATATATGTGATCCTATATCTAGAAGTATTATGAAATTAAATTTCAAAAAGGAAATAAACAATCAAATTTGGTATGAGCAAAAGCAGGGAAATGATTAAACAGGAATTAAATTTATCAGATCAAGAATATAACTTTCTTGAAAAATATCAATCTATGAAATTATCACAGAGGTTTGGTAATGTTTTCGATAGATTAAAAAATGATAAGTCTAAAGCAATTTACACTCATGATGGGTCAATACAGTTGTTTTATATACAAGGTAAAAGAGTAGATAAAGAAGAATGGGATAAACTTCATAGATCATGATAATTACTAAAAAATGGTCAATGCCGAATAAAGAGACATTCAGCATAAGACCGATAAGGGAACTTATAGACAAATATCGAGAAGAGGGGATGGTTATAGTGGATCCGTTCGCCAGAAACAGCGATATAGGGACGATCACCAACGATCTTGATCCTGAGACTAAGGCTATGTATCATAAAGATGCCACGGACTTCTTGTGTCATCTTGATGATAATATAGCTGATATGGTATTATATGATCCACCATATTCTGCGAGACAGGTATCTGAATCGTATAAAAGACTTGGAGGTGCTGTTAATATGCAAACAACGCAATCTAGTTATTGGACTAGACAGAAGAAGGAGATAGCTAGGATCACCAAGAAAGGAGGGGTGGTCATTACCTGCGCGTGGAACTCCGGCGGTATAGGGGGCGGGCTTGGCTTCGAGCAGCAGGAGATTCTTCTTGTGGCTCATGGGGGATGGCATAATGATACGATCGTTACGGTAGAGAGGAAGATGATGGATGGTATACATGATAGTATCCCGATATTGATGGGAATAAAGAAACTGGATGATATGTCACCGAAAAAGCAAAAATCATGAAGGAACGGATTTTTACCACAAAAGAACAGGGGAGGGTGCTGGTCGAGGCCGGCCTTCCTATCTCCACCGCCATCGGTTTCAGAGACAAGTATCTGGATCAATTACATTCTATGGAGGATGACGCTGGTCGTATAGGCCTGATCGAGGCCGTTACCCCTGATGTATTCAATCCTGTTTGGGATGTAGGGACGTTACTGAATTTACTCCCATATGAGATAGATGGTTCTACATTCGAATGTTATAAGCTAGAACATGCATGGTCTGTAACGTATAGAGATATAGATGAGATTCCTATATATTGGAGTAGTGAGAAACTTCTTGTAGACACATTGTTTTCGATGATGATGGAATTACTTAAACATAAGATTATATGAGCATAAAGCAAATAACAAAATTAAGGTACAAAACGAAAGATAAGCCTCCTATGGAAGGGGTTCCTCTTTTAGGATACAACAAAAAATATAGCTGTCCGTGGGAAGTAATGTACAGGAGAGGGGATAAGTACTACACCTGCATGAAGTATGATGCTGAATTTGAAACATATCCACCGGAAGAATATGAATATTTATATCCATGAAAATATGAAACAAGTAACAAGAATAAGATACAAAACAGAGGATAATCCGCCTATGGCTAATGTCCCTCTTATAGGATACAGCAAAAAATATGACTGTTGGGTAGCGTTAGTATACAGAAAAGGGGATAACTATTACACCAATATGGAGTGCGATGTTGAATATAAGACATCTCCTCCAGATGAGTACGAATACGTATATCCGTGAGAACTAGAAGGGATATATTTATATTTAATCATGATTAATATTATTTTTATATTATTCATGCTTTTATTTTTGTTTAAATCTTACTTTTGTATCAACATTAAAAACCAGATTATTATGGATGGAGACAAACAAAAAGTCAATGAACTTACAATGAGGACGCTGGGTTCTCATTATGGCGGATATGCCTATGTAAAGGTAAAAAATCGTCAAGCTGATGTAAAGATAGATTGGAAGTTGTTGAGAGCTATAGAAGAAGGAGAGGTGGAGATAGACAACGAGAAATACCATCTATCCGGGATAGAGTATGTAGCTAAAAGATATCAGGACATGTTTTACGCTGGTCGTGATATTTATTATTTCAAGGGCATAGGAGGGCATGGGATGACCGATCTTCTTAGAAACGCTATAGATGATTTACTAGACACCATAAGTAGTAGAGAGGCTTATCGTAGTGCAGAGCATAAAATGTACGCCCAAATGAATCAACTTACTGAAGCGGGAGCCATGATCAGCTTGGCTATAGAATTACTAACATCTAATATCCGTCATAGTTATGGAGAAATTAATTTTGAACGATATCCAAGACCTGTGGAGGTGGAGGGAGAAGATAAACATTGATGACTTCAAAGAGGATCCTATGGCTGAGGATATGCCATTATATTTCCCGTGCGCCGTCGTATGGCATGTGAATTGGGGTGAGCATGACGCTGATAATTATATATGTTATGGATTTGTTTATGTAGCAGAAATATTAGGGATATGAACATTAAAAAACAGATAATTCTTGACGATAAAGACTATGAGCGATTAGTGCACGATGCTAATCTCAGTAATGATGAGATAAAAAGCAAAATCGCCAGCGCTCTAACCACTGATATGGTATTTAGTTTCGATTTTGATGTAAACAAAAAAGTTACGGGGAATACGAGGATCGAAAGCGCCACCCATAATCTAGGATATAATGAATATGATAATATCGTAAGGGCTAGAGACGAGAATATTCACCATGCTGTTTATACAGCTATATATGATTATCTTGAGAAAATAAAGAGAGATAATAATGAGCTAAGCGCAAAAGATTGGATATTATTTACATCTATAATCTTATTCGTTTTTGGGATGGGATTTGCAGGTGGATGGTTGGCATTTAATTGATTAAATCATGGGTAATTTAAAAGACATACAAGATATAACCGGTCTTACGTCAGAAGCTATATTCAATATACGTAAACCTGTTGATTATATGTGCAGTGATATAGACAGTCATATAAAAGATATCAGGGCACAATGTGATTATATGATGGATGGGGATGAGAAGGATGTTAAATACTATTCAAAATCAATCAAATCAGACGTAGATTCTTATTTCGAAGACATACAGTCAAAGGTCGAGAATCTCCGTGATTGGGGAGAGCAGTGGAAAGCATTGGCTAAAGACTTGTTTAATGAGTTGCTGGAAATAGATAGCGATAATACTATAGACAGCTATCTGTCTTATGAGGCATTGGAGAAGATTAAGGAACATTTAAAAAATCAATAGATATGAGCAAATTGCTATTTTTCGATTTAGAGACAACCGGTGTTAAGTTCTGGAGAAACGGGATACACCAAATAGGAGGGATCGTGGATATCGACGGGCAGGAGGTCGAGAGGTTCGACATCCGCCTAGCCCCGAACCCTGCCGCCACGATAGAGCAAGAGGCGCTGGACGTGGCCGGCGTTACCTTGGAGCAAGTGCAGTCGTATCAGCCTATGGAAGAAGGGTACAGGCAGTTAGTTGGTATATTATCCAAATACGTGAATAAGTTCGATAAGAGGGATAAAATGTATTTGGTGGGGTATAACAACGCTGGATTCGACAACAACTTCCTACGGGCTTTATTTACCCAATGTGGGGATAAGTATTTCGGATCATGGTTCTATCCTAACTGTATGGATGTATATGTTATGGTGACACCGTTCCTGATGGGTGTAAGAAACGATATGGAGAACTTTAAGTTGATGACCGTAGCCAGAACTATGGGTATTGAGATCGACGAGAATAAGCTTCATGACGCTACTTACGATATTGAGCTGACTAGGGATATTTTCTATCGTATAATCGGTAAAATGGATGTTAAGTTATGAGAAGTATCTTAGAGGCGATGCATGATTATCCGGATGAGGCTCTTGGGCTATTTTTCTTTTTGATAGTGGTCTTCTGGTTATTGTCAGGTATATTCGAGAAAAAAGATGAATGATAAACTCGATAAGATACTGGATCTCCTAAGATCTCAAAATGAAATGATCAAGGATATTCACGACTATGTGAAAGAAGTTACCAGCGAGAAGTATATAGGAGAATCTAGAATGACAAGCTTCTCTATTAACTTGGCCGCTGATATACTTACCGAAGCCATTAGCCCTAAGATAAAAGGGATGATGGTGGATTTATTAAGGAAACAGGGATGGAAAACCGAATGAGACATGGGAACATATGAGAAGAAGGTAAATCAGTTAAAAGATTTGATGGTAAGGAAATACAAATCGACTTACGACAAGTCAAAGGGAATAGATATAGATATAAGCTCGATAATGTATCTCCCGGTACCAAATGAATTTAATGATATGGATATTGAGAATATGTATGTTATTCTCGATAAGATTAAAGATATTATAGATAACAACAGGGATAAGCTCAAGAACCCGACTTGCGCCACTTGTATACATCTACATGATCAGGAGTGGGCGAAAAGATATGGCAAGGTATGTTGTTCTATTTGGCAGGTGTGTGACCATTATATAAACCCTAACAGGAAACATAATAGGAAACAAACAACATACGTAAGGCGTCCAAGCAACAAAGCTTGTCCTAATTATGAGTATGGTGATGATAATTTTGAAAACAGAAGAAGATGTATAAAAGAAAAGAATACCCGATAAAGAGCTATGTGCCGATGCGCACCAACAAGGATAGGACGTGTATCTGCTGTGGCGATACGATCCCAGCCGGCAGCAGCAGGATGATACCTAGACACGCCAAGGCAAATCACGGTCTATGTTTCCCGTGCTTCAGGAAATGGAGAGATACCGGAGGAGATCTTAAGCTTATGGACAACCCCGGAGATGCGAAGAAAGAGCATGTCATACATATGTCTAATATCCTGAAAGGAAATTGTGATATAATAAAAGGCCGAAAGCTTTACGTGGCTTTTAAAAAGGCGATAAACGGCGGAAAGAAGATCGTTATCAAATTTGACACTGATCAACCGATATCTATGTCAACAAGAGTCATGAATCCTTCATTCGGGGAGATTATGGATGAGTACGGCAAGGACATATTCCAAGGTAATCTCAAACTGGTAGATGTCCCAAAAGGAGTTAAAGATTTAATAGTTAACTATATAGAAAAATATCGTAAATTGTGAACATAAAGACATTTATATACATGATCTTAACATTCAGAAGAATAGATCCTATACCTAAGAATATAGGATTTATGTTGAGTATAACATTCTGGATATCTATAGTATGGATAATATCCAACTTTGCTATATTGATAATGAGATTAATAAAATAGACAAGATGAAACAAGGAGACGTGATATACAAGAATGGGATGGAGCTGTTATGACAAAGATTAAAGCAAGTATTATTATCCTATCTCTTATCATGATAGGATGTAAGGATAAAAAAAGAAGAAGATGTTGATTATTATCCTAAAACTGTTTATGTAGATGATAGGGGTAATAAAGCAACCATGTTGAATGATTCTATTTTAGTAGTACGCACATGTCTAGAGTACCCAGAGAAGTATAAAATGGAAGTAATTAATATAAAGAACAAATAGATGGTTATAAACAACAAGCAACTTTACAAAATAACCCTAACAAGGGAACAACTGATGCTGATATCCCGGTGCGTGGAAGACATAAGCAGATACGCAGCCGGAGACATGGATCTTCAGCATACCACGGAAACTTTGATAGATGATATGGACAGGACGGAGTCGCTGGGGATAAGAAGCTTTATAGCAAACAACTCGATGGCTATAAGAAGAAGGCTGTTCCCGGATCTCGAAGACTATGAACATATAGGGTATGATGGAGGTAGTAAGGATATGATCAATAGAAAGAGACTTATCGGAAATACCTACCAGATATATAGATCAATACTGCATCAATTGGCTATTGACGAGAACTGGAATAACGTGTATAGCGACATGACGTTACCTTCAGGCGATATGGGGACGATTAAGGTGGAGAGGGTTGACGATGATAAGGATAACGATATTTAACGATACTGAAATATGAGCTTATTTGTATGCGCTAAATGCGGTTGCGTTGATAATACCGCTACGTCTAGTTACTGGATGTTGACAAACGAGTATATGGTCGATAAATTCGACTATGCCAAGGAACTACAGCCGTACAAGGGTATGGGGCTGTGCAGCGAATGCGGGAGGCTAGCTACCTCCCCAGACGGCCGTGATGTCGTGGTGCCCGGTAAATGGCACGGGAAGTTCCCGAAGGAGAAAGCTACCGAAGAGCAGATGAAGAAAGTAGGATACAAAAATCTGATAAGATGAATAAGATAAGAAGAGGAGAAGTTAAAATATATAAAGGGAAAGAATACATAGCTATCCCTGAGATAGAAGAAGAGAGTTGTACGGGATGTTGTTTTTACGACAAAGGGATTTGTTCAATAGATCATGCTAATGATCCTAATTGCCTTCATAGCGGCATGATCTGGGAGCAAAAAGAAAATGGTATGAGCGATATCAAAGAAAAGGCTATTAAATTGGCTATAGAGGCCATGAAACCTATCCCAGTATATTCATCGCCATGTTATAGTATAAACGACAGCAGATCGCCAGAGGAAAAACATGAGGAGGAAATGAGATTTTGTAGGGAGTTTAACGACCTTAAATGCGAAATGCTTATTGACATGGCTAAAAAAATAGAGGAATATTTATTATAAGATATGGTGATTATATACAACCTTAAATATAAGGAGATTATAAGAAAAATGGAGGAGATTGGTAATGATACGTGGAAATAAGTTATACATAAATATCACAAACCATTGTGATGTATGTTGCCCATTTTGTTGTATGAAATCAGACAGCAAAAAGCAATCATTCATGAACTTTGATACTATCCATAAAATCATGAAAGATATGGATGTACCATATATCGTGCAACTAGAAGGAGGAGAGCCTACCACGCATCCGCAATTTTATTTATTCATGGAATATATCTCCACGCTCGAAAAGGTGGAAGAGGTCGTGATAGACACCAATGCCTTCATGCTCGACAGGCATATCGACAAGATCGTCGAAATAGCGGTAAGGAACAAGAAGAGGATAACCGTGAAGTTATCTTACAACACCTACCTTAAAACGGTATTCAACCATAAGTTTGTCATTAAATTCGCCAATTATCTCAAGAACATCATCTCGGCTTGTGAGTTTATACCATATGTGAATTTTGCCATAAACGTAAGAGGATATACCGATAAGGAGCTAGATACGCTTAAGGACGAACTACCTCAAGAGATGATAGACATATCAAGCTTCCACCTATTTAACTCCTACGGCAGGGCTGAAAATGACAAATCTCTTCCACCTTTGAGGATAAACGACGTGTATGATGAATGGCGTTGTTACGCTTCTGATGGCGAGTGTTTTGGACATAATTTGGAAGAGAGGGCAAAACATGAATCTAAATTATAATAAAATGAATGCATTGAAATTTCAAAATATACGAGAGAAGAGGCAAGAATGCTTCAATGTTGACGAATATACGTTTAATGATTTTGACTTTGACGGGAAAAGGCGCAGGGTGTATTCGAACGTTAACCTAAGTATCTTTACTGACGATTACTGCAACGCCAATTGCAAATTCTGTGTTGCCCAGCTTAGGTTCGAGAACAAGGGGAAAATGTATAAGAAAAGCAAGATAGCGTCTGATGATGAGTATCTGTCCAGACTTGACGATATACTTAACAGGCTTAGACCGCTTAATCCTTCGATATCAATCACAGGAGGGGAGCCTACAAAATCAAGAAGACTCGTGCCAATCCTGAGGCTTATCGAAAAATATGGCTACAGGAAAAGAACATTGACTACAAACGGATCAGGCCTGTTTGATATCGTGGAGGGTAAGTCGATACTGCAACATATCACGGATAACCATTTCCAGCATCTCAATATCAGTAAAGCTCATTTTGACGAGGAGATAAACAAACACATTATGCAATATGAGAACGGATATTGTAGCAACGATGATATTGCCCGTATAGCTATATTCGCTAAAGCCAACAATCTCCGTCCACGCATGAGCTGTTTACTGCTAAAAGAGGGAATAAATGACATGAATGGAATTATACGTTATCTTGACTATTATAATAGTCTCTATATTGACAATGTCATATTCCGTGAGACGATGGACTATGATGAGCAGGCAATGAAAAATCATGATAAAATGGCTTATCTCAAGAATAACAAAGTATATCTGAATGACATATGGAAGTGTATTGATAAAGACAATAGATTTACCCCTATAAAACAATTACTTGGATACTACTACTATGTAGAGGTATATAAATATCAAGGTATAGATATGGTAAGCGAAAGCGCAAATCTCGTAAAACTGTATGAGCAAAAACAAATTGCCAATGATGTGGTGTTTGAAATGATTTTTCATCCAAACGGCAACCTTAATGGGAGCTGGGTAGACAATGAGGATATATTACTTGCGTATAATTCTTATAAATCATAGAGATTTACCTTAGGCAAGATAATAAAAATAAATAATTATGGTAATTATATATTATTTAAATTTTTAATCATGAAAAAATGCAAATTGTTAATAACAGATTTAGACGGGACACTGATTGAGACGGTATCAGGGAATACATTCCCTAAAGGTATATGGGATATGAAAATCAAACTCGACGTGTTTGAGGCTATCAAGAATTACGCTCCTGATGATATACTGATAATATCAAATCAAGGAGGTATAGAAAAAGGATTCGTAGACAGAGAGATGTTTGAGTATAAATTCGATTACATATCAAACGCCTTGGAAGATTACACGGATATATCCGTAAGCGCTTATTACTGTGACAGCAATAATAAGCGCAATGCCAATAGGAAGCCAAATATAGGGATGATAAAAGAGTATATGGATTTCATCGAATACATGAATAACGATGAAGATGAGGAAGAAAAGATCGTATACGATACTATCTTGATGATCGGGGACGCTTCCGGAAAAGAAGGGCAGTTCTCCGACTCCGATAAGAAGACGGCGGAAAACTTCGGGTGTGAGTATATGGATGTGGATGATTTTGTGGATAAGTATAAGGGCTGATAACAGTAGAAGGATAGGGTGATAATCGCCTATCCTTCTATTATTATGTAAATCCATTTTCGGATTACATTAAGCATCAATAGTATAACTATTTATTTATGCTCATCTTTCTTTCCTTGTTATCAAACATTCAATGCAAAACGCAGTTATCATACATACAATTGTTGATCTTCCCTCAGTAAGGTTTTTACCATTTTGGGTAAAAACTTTATAATAAATATCGGTAATTATATACAACCTTGCACCAAATGGTATATAATCACCTATCAGTTATCTTCCCCTGTCAAAGTACCAATTAGCGTCCTCACCGGACTCGTCCTTATCCCTACCTCCTAAGAAGAATCCCATCGTCATGCCGTTGGTCATCAACCAGTAGTCGGATGTCTGCTTAATATCCCTAGCCGTCTTGATATTATACCATTGCTTACCAAACGAGAACTTCATGAGCTGCCTCCATAGCTTGCTCTCTCCCTTATACACGCCGGTCTGGACGGTAGCGAACGGAACCCAGTTTCGAGGATCGGTGAGATCGCCTAACTTTCGGGCGGTAACCAGCGGATCTTGCAGCATATCTATGGCGTTAAGCTCCATGAACGGGGATGTCTGGGAAGCGATCTCATTGATCGTCCTGAACCCGATATAGGTAATGAACTGTCCGAACCAGCTATCCTCATTATCCTCCCTATATCCCATCAACGCCCGTCCTATGGCTATCATGGTAGCGAATACCGCCATATTGATAATCGATCTCTTGATATTGATCTGCTCGTAGGGGGTAAGCTTATCATACTCTTCCTTAAGCACGTCATATGCCTCTCCCATCCTGCCCTCGGACATCGATCCATAGACATTACCGGCCAGTCTCCATAACGTTCTCATATATCCTTCCTCAAACTGGTTGGTTTGGAAATTGAAACCGGCTTTCTTATACGCCCGCTGTACGGCCAATATAAACCATCCACGATGAGGCAGCACCATATTAAGGATAGCGTTCCGGCTAGCCCCCACCCGGTTCTGCTCGTTCAAGGCGCCGTCACAGATCTGCACCATACTCCTTACCCTACTGGACAAGGTGGGTATATATCGGTCTATAATATCCTTGTTAGCCTCGTTCTTAGCCACGATCTTTCCGTCCTTGACATCTACCATGTTCCACATAGAATAATCCCTTAAACGCTCCCAATCGCGTTTAGCCTCGTTAGCGGACATATTTCTGTCTTTCATCATCATCTCCTTGAAATTGGAGTATGACCAGAACTGACCTTCGTATAGGCGGGTATCATCCATGACCGAGATAATGACCTGCGGATCCAACGGGGAGTTAAGAACCTCCATCATCTTAAACGGCAGATCCCGGAATAAGGTTCTCCAGATCTTGTTGTACGCCGCCGATCGTACACGGTTACGGACATTAAACACGCCTAGAGCCTCTCCAACGACATATAGCTTGTTGGTGCGGTTTATATCCCCGATCTCCGACACGTACGTGCTTAACTGCTTCTGGGCTTCCCCATAGGCGTATTTCATGGAGTCCTTGCTTATATACTGCCCTACCATACCCTCCAAAAGGAAGTTGGCCTGCCCGGTAAGGGCGCCGGTAGCCGCTACGAACGGGGAGAAGCCTAGGTTGGATTTGGATACGAATTTGGTAAACATAAGAGCCAGCTTATTAAGATCGACCTTATAATTACCTATATTCCATTCCGCCCGCTTATTATTTATCCTGACATCGTAGATGCTGGCGTTAACCCAGTCCTGAAACATCCTATAGGCGTGAGTGGCCTCCGGGTTCTTACCGCCGTCGTATTGCGTCTCCAGCATCATGTTCCTGTATCCCATGACATCATCCAAGGCCGCCCTCTTATACTTGTAAGAGGTCGCTTGTAAGGATAACATGGAATAGGAGTAGGCGAAGTCATGGGACACGTCATCGGCGTTCTCCAACTTACTAAGATAGTATTTGGGGATCATACGATATTTGTTATCGTTCTCATCAAGCCCTCCTAGGTCTTGTCCCTGACCATGTATAGGGTCATCCACCCTCTCGCCAACGATATCACGTACGGCGTTGCCGATGGCCGCCTTCGGGTCAACCCCGGCCTGCACCATCCTCTCCACGCCGCCCTTGGATATCTGTGGTATTTGGTAGATGTTCCGGAATCGCTCATCATAATCCTCCATAGCCTTACGACTTATGTTAAGCAGCTCCTTCCTCATCTCCCACTTATCCTTATTGATCGTAGCTTCCTCCCCTTCGTTGGTAATACCGTATTTCTTGAAAAAAGCCTCGTTCTTGTACTTATCGAACCTAGGCGTATGATACCCATAACCCAGATCGGGATTATAATTAGGATTACGGAAAGAACTCTCGGCATCGGCCTCATCAAGCCACTGGTTGTTGATCGTCAGATCAATCATATTAATATCGAACCCGAAACGGGATACGCTCTCTTTCTCGGATATACCATTTTCTATGGCATCAAAGAACTCGGATACCTTATACGTACCGTTATTTATCTTCCTGACGAAATCAGAATATCCCTTGGGAGAGTATTTCCTCATATAAGGATACAACCGGGTTCTGGCGTACTCGACAAGGATCTTATCAGTCTTACCCATCGCTATGTCGTTAGCTAGCTTATTATTGAAGTCAGGACCGTATTTCCTTCTCAAAAACGATACCTCCACGGTCGTCCATGACGGGTTCTTCCTAGATAGCTTAGCGGCCATCCTATCCACCTGACTCCGGGAGCGGGCAGACATATGTTCCTTGGCGAATTTAATCTCATCCATACTCTTGTCGTATGCCATGGCATCCCTTAAAGCGTTACGGTAAGAATCCGTGACTCCACTCTCCACCGTATCAGGCATATCCATCTCAATAGCCTCAGCGGAAGCGGCGGCGTTAATAACGCTCTTAGCCTCAGCCAGACGATCATATAACTCGTTTATCTTTCTTAATGAGGCGGATCCACGTAACCTATCGAAATCATATTCCCCGTATCTCGTGCTATCCCGGTACTGGATAAGCAAGGGCCTTAGCTGGTCATTGATCTCGTTTATTGTCGCCATCGCCTCCTCTACCTTCTCTATCCTTGATGATGATACAGATTGCTCCGTGATCTTATCAACCAGATTCTCGTAATAATCACCCTCCTCTGATCCCCACATATCCTTGGAGAAGCCAAGATGACCGCCAGCTAGCAGGAACTCAAACGCAGCCTTGCCTCCCTCGGACCGCTCTATCCCACGAAGTATCTCCTTGAACTCGGCGGAAGCCTTACGACCCTCGTTGGTATTCCCGAACTCCTCGGCCCACGCCTCGTCCCATGCCTTGATCTCCTCGGACATCATCAGAGCCTCGGATCCCTCTTCCTTTGGTGTCCCATCGGAATACCACTCGCTCTTGGCTATAGCCCTGTCACGTAAAATATCCAGATAAGATCTCCAAGCTATAGGATCGGATTGAAACGCCTTCCAATCGACCTTCCCGTTCCTCACGAACTTATCCATAGCCACATACCGGCTCCTGCGGATACGGGTCATGAAATCGGACGTGGCTTGCGATACCCTACGACCCAGTCTTTCCTCGACCTTCTTATTAACTTTCTCGATCTTATCGTAATAAGCCTGCACCATAGGTTTCTCTCGGTTCTCATCCAACCACTTATTTATCGTATCCAGATACCGTTGCTGATCCTCGAACGTCATGTTCGAGATATCAAAATTCTGGATGGTAGGTTTGAATACATGATATACCTCCTTCGTAATAGGCTTATCCCCGTCATATCCTACTATGTCGTCACGGGTCTTCACCTTAAGACCTCTATCGGATAGAAGAAGATCGATAAGTTGTTTCTCGGTCTTACCCGTAACATTCTTAAGATCATATATATCGATAATAGCCTTAGCCTGCTCGGTCCTGTATAGTAAATCGTATTTGGCGAAATCACGGGACGAGTCAAGGTAATCCGAGTTCTTCCCATTTATCTTCTGTATAAGATCCTCATTATCCTTTATCCCCCATCCACGCTCTTTCATCATCCTAGTCATCTTATTGATATTAGATATACCTTCGGTATGGGCTTCACTATGAGCCTTGGCTAGACGTTGGCCTAACATACCTAAAATAGCGTTACCACTATGCTCCAGCGTGCCAAAGAACCGGGACATGACATTGATATCCTTATGGATGTTATTTATCAACTTCTTTATCCCATTCCAATATCTTTCCGGGATATTAAACATCCTGAGCTGTCCATCCAGCCAGTCCTCATTACGATCACTTCGAAGAGCATTTATATCAGACATGGATGTCTCAGCCATACGTAATATATCATCCATATCCTCTACCATGCCAACCTTATTGCTGCCATAATAATCAGCCGCCTGATTATTGACGAATCCACGAAGGTTCCTGATCAAAGGAACTATCTCCCCATATACGTTATCGATAACCTGTATCGTCTCATAATCCAATCCTTTTCCGCTCTTACGTAGGCTACTGGCGACAGTGACCAAATACTCCACCTCAGCCTTGGCGGTCGCTATGACGCTCTTGGTGGATAATAGATTGTTATTCTTATTTAGCTCACCCCCGACTTGTCTTACCTTCTCGCCTATATCACGGAGAAGGGAGATACTCTCACCGATCCTCTGGCTTTGGCTTGACCTCATCCTCTGTAACCTAGTGTATAGCCTTTCCAATGACCTCCCGTTCTTGATCAACTTATTAGCCACATCAACATCCGATAATGAGTACATGAGATGGTCGCTATCCTTTAACAGAAGCACGTCAAATGCGCTTGGATCATCAGCTAACGCCGACTCCTTTATCCTATCAAGAACCTTATTCAAGTCTGATCTTTGAGTAGAGAAGAAATTCCGTATAGCCCGGATTATCCTGCCAAACAAGGAGAGCTGGGCGTCCTCGGACGAGGCCAGATCCTCCACCGCCTGTTCCATGCCCGGTACGAACCGCTGGGCCAACGTCTTACCTAGGATCTCCCGCTTCACCATCCGATCCAGTTCCTCCCCTTGGTATTCCTTCCCATACACCTCATAGTAACGACCGGCAAATTGATTCCATAATGGCGTGCCGACAACAGAGTCCAGAACCTCGTCAATCTCCTGTTGGTTACGATAAGTATCGATCAAGAAGTGAGCCACCTCCTCATTAAGATCCTCTACCGTAGCTCCCTCAGCCAGGGCAATAACCCCATTAGCCATATCGGATAAGGCCCTAGCCGAAGGCTCGACACCATTACGCATCTTATACTTATCCATATACTCAGACATACCCATCACCCGAATACCTAACGTGGATAAGATGTTGGTGATATCAGTCCTGTTCTGAAGATCCTCCGCCTTCTCATTCTCAATAACCCCACGGACATTACTTCCGTACAAGGCGTTATCCTCCATCATCAACGACAAGGCTAGCTCCATGAACCCATCATACTTATTATTAAGCTCCTCAAACTTACCTTGCCTTAACATGCCCTTGATCTCCGATCTGCTTACCGTAACCTTCTCCCCTGATGTCGTGATAAGATCAAGATCGTTATTTACCTCCGTATCAAAACCGATGGAGCCTAATACGTTCATCTCAGAAGACATACTACCAAACCTGTTCCTTAGTCTAGACAAGGCGTCCATAGCGTTATAGATCTTAAGACCATCAGAGTTGCCGGCTCCGGTAAGATAATACCTATCCCCTAACCTTATACGCTCCCCGCTCAACAGACCTTTCTTGATAAGGTAATTGACAAACCCTCCACGAGTGCTTATATTAGAGCCTGAGCTGATACCAAGGACCGGGATGAACGAATCACTGTTGTTAAGGGTTATGGAGGACGAGCCAAAGGAGATGTCAGCCGTACCAGACGGGACGTCGCCCTCCTCGACACTGCCGGCCAAGAACCCGGCCTCGACCCGCCCGCCGGACGAGCCTTTTATGGCGTTGGCGTAAGTATCATATACCTTGCCATCATCCGATCTAAAGAACAGGCGAGGCTCACCGGAATCATATACCAATCTTGAAAATGGAGGCGTATAATTCTCGATATCATTTAAAGGCAAGACATTACCAGAAAATATGATCTCACCATCTATATTTCCACCCTTCACCCTGATATTAGGTCGTTGCCCGGTAAAAGCGCTTTCAACGGCCTTCCATAACATACGGGCTGTCTCCTTAATATCTATATTCTCCCTGATAGCCCTTATATCATCCCATGACGCCTCTTTCAGTATCGTATCGCCAATATTATCCTCGTTTATGGAATCCAGATCCACCTCCTGTACCGTGGATGTATCTACCACAGCCATATCATTGACATCACCTACCTCTCCGGAGGTAAGATAAGCCACGACACTGTCGCTATTCCCAAGGTTTCTGGCCAACGCTGGGGCATCCATGTCGCTTATGGCGGACAGGACCTTGGCTGACATAAGTTGCCCCCACTCGCTGGCGCTAAGTCTGGCGCTTATGGATCTGGCAGCCTCCTTATTTCTTGGCACGGATCTCGTCCAGTCTCCGAACTTAGACCTGAACTTATCGTTATAAATAGTCATATAAGCCTCAGCGGCCTTATTAAGGTCACTTACGGCGGCTATACCCGCTATCTTATCGAACAAGGTGGATACCTCGCCGGAAGGGGTCAAGACACGGGTTATCTTACCTTCCTTATTCCTTTTAATTACGCAACTCGACATAACTTCATGTTTTTGACAAAGATAAACAAAAAGCCCCCACAAATAAGCGGAGGCTGATATTCTTGTGTTCCTTATATAATTTATGGCTTAATCCGTATTCTTACTATTGATGAACTCGCTAACACAATCACCAGCGAAGCCGGCTATATACGCCGCATGTTCATCCTCCCCGACCTTAAATCCAAGCGACATATTACAGAACTGACACACGCTCATGGCTATATGGAACGACTCATGACATATATTTCTCATCATTATATCATCGTCGCTTGAAAAATTCCAAAGTATGGCGAATTTACCATCATCGTCCCTATCCCTTACCAGATTCACGAAAGACGCTTCCTTATCCATATCATCCTTATCACCCCATTCTCCCTTATGATCCGGCTCCATGTTCTCGAAACGGTTACATAACGTCTCGTAATCCAATCCTACCGTGATAATCAACTTCAACGGATATACCACGAAATCAAATTCCTGCTCTCTCATAATTTTTTTAATTTTTCTATAACCTCAAAACACATCTTGCACTCAATCCTACGATACAACTGCCTTACGCCATCTATCGTAGTCCAATAACGACCACCCTCACGGTGCAGGAACTCACTCATTACCTTAGTGTCAGCCACATCATGTAGGTCATATGAGTCAAAACATAACTTACATATATCGTCAAGATCAAAATAAGTAACCTTATTATACGATATACAACTGATTTGTCTCCCATCAGGAACCTGAACATCGAAAACATTTATCTTCTCCATATTAAAAAAAAACAGAGGGATGCCGATCCCATCACAGACCGGTATCCCTTATAATAAATTAGCGACGAAAAGCATGGTGATGGACATGCGCCACAAATGTAATTACAAATTTTGTAAAAACAAAACCGTTTTATGGTAAAATGTCCCGGACGAACCGCACACGATAGCGTAAGCTCTTATCGCTGCCGCTCACGCCGCCAGTGCCGAAGTACACGCTCCATCCGTAGTTGGAGCTATACTCTGAACTAGACCAATAGAGGGCGGGAGTATTGAATTGTTGTCCACCAATAGCCGATAATGCGTTATTGACGCTAATTAAGTGCATACATATCAATGAAAGCTGACCACATGATGGGATATACCAATCATCATATCCTTTAGCGTCAGCACTAGCTAAGAACGTATTAAGTACATGACCGGCTGTCGCATAGGAAGTATAAGAACCGCCACCGGTAGTCACCCCTTTTAATACATTGGAATTCGCTTTCCCATCCCAATCAGATAAAGCCCCGTTTGTCCAGGCAATAACATTTGCCGAAAGGTTAGGAGTACCATTGTATGAACCCGACTCCGATTTTAGGTAACCGGAACCATTACTTCCATCTACTTTGTCATAATTTGTAATGCCGGTCTGATCCGTACCATATTCACCCCAATAAAAAGAGTAAGTGCTGTTCTTCCCGGACCCAGCTGTTACGTAGCTTTCATTAAGATGCTCATATTTCTCAATCATAAATCTCTTACCTTGAGCGTTAAGGACAACACCTATACAATCACTGGAAGGTGTGTACGTTATACTTCCATCAGGGCGGATATAAGAGATAAGGCAAGTACCATTACACTGACACGGGGCGTCACTCTTCAACACCCCATACACCCGATTGTCGCTAGTCAGCCACCGTTTCCCGTCGCTCGTGATATAAGCTTGCCTACATCCCTCCTGATTCACCGCAAGCGTCTTTTTAACGCCTTTGGGGGTTGTTATCTCCAACTCAAGGGTACGGTCAAGACCTTTGTTCATTACCGAGCCAAAAGAAACGGCGGCGTTACCGGTCCCGGACCCCGGGCTGACGGTCAGAGGCTGGTCCGTTACCTCGCCTACCCCGTCCTTCCAATTAATATTCAAATCACTCATAATTATGTCTTTTAATTATCATCTACCCACAAAGATAATAAAACAAGAGAACCCCAACCGGCTTTAGTCGATCGGGGTCTGAGTAAGAGAAAAGAAACTGATTATCGTCCCATCATTCTCAATACGGTTCTAGCCGCAGCTTGCGCCCATGTCCAGCTGTCATTAGATGTTACGTTAACCGTCTGTTGAGTACCATTTACATCCAAGTTAATAGTCTCCTTGTCAAGCTCGATAGTAGAGTCTCCAGCGGCTTGCGTTACCGTCACGTTGGCTATCTGGCCACCAGCGGCAGTTACCTTCAATGTAGCTGTCAGTTCCTCGATCGTGACGTTGGCCGGTACGTCCGAGATCGTGATGCTCCAAACGAACTCGCCAGCGGCTCCGGGATCGTCGGCGATAACCGCTCCGTTAGCCGTAGTCTTTCCAGCCGCCGTGTAGTTAGCCGGGAGCTGTAACGTAAGCCCGTTCTCCTCAGCCGGCGTGACCGCGAACGTAAGCTTAGTACTGTTAGACTTACCGGTGATGGTAACATTACCGCCTGTCTTTTGTACGGAAGCGTTAGGGCTGTCTGATCTTACCACCTCAGCAGCCGCTGCCTGATTAACTACCAACGCCTTCTTGGCCCCGCCGTTCGTGGTGACCGTAAGGTTGATAGTGCGTTGAAGACGACCGGTGTGTTTCTCACCGGAGAAATTAACCGCCTGATCTCCTGATCCTGATACCGGATCGACGGTTACGAAACCGAATTTTTGTGATGCCATACTTAAATATATTTACAAATGTCATTTTATTATGCCAAAAATAACTTGTATCATATCACAAGCCAAATATAGGGGGGGGTAGATACGACTAGCCCTGTACAACCTCAACATACAACCCTACTAAGTCCTTTAGATTATGACTAAGAGGAGTTCCGCTATCCCTAGTACACTTATATACATCAGCGTTCTGGATATAATACTTATCCTTGAATATCTCCATTGGAGGGAAATACGGGATAGGATCCCCTATGGTCCCGGCATGCTCCTTATCAATGACCTTGTATAAGGAAGCCGTATCCAATCCGGGTTCCCATTCCTTTGATAATGTATGTTGTTGAATAACCTCATAAAGGATATCCGTATCGTCCTTAACCACCCTGAGGCAGAATCCGGCATCCACCGACAACCCGAACTCCGCTCCCTCTTGTCCCCATATAGGGAATAGGACCTTAACATCCAATTTCTCGTTAGGGGATAAAGATATAGCCTTGTTATTAACCACCATTCTGGAGAATCTGACAGCCACTTTCTGAGGATCGGAGGCATCTTTCTCCTTTGCCTGTTGCCGGACATAAGTCATGGTGATATTTACCTTATTTGGATAGCCGGACTGAGCGTCAATAGCCCTCACCTGCTCTACGGTAGTGGCTAAGCTTACTTCCCTCTGTTTGACTCCTAACGCCGACATCAGGTCATTATCATACTTATCCATCATCCCGATCAAGATCTTGCCTTCCGTCATATCAAACTCCAGACCTATGATCGTTATCTTACCAGCTATAGCCCCATCAGACAAAGCGTTATTCCTATCATATTCAGGGATATAGATATTTTGGTCATCCAAGAAAAACTCATGAAGATTATTATTCTCATAAGTCCTGATCTCCTCATACTTAGCCGATTTCTCCTCATTAAGAAGCCTTGAGTCATCCAATTTAGCCTCGATAATTTCCTTAACCGTAGCTTTAGGATTGGCCTCCTTGAACGCCAATTGCTCCTCCCCAAGCTCTATCCATGGGGCGGGATTCCCGTTAATGTAATCATCATAACTATAGCCCTTGGCGTAATTATCATCAAGCGGATCGTCCTGAACTAATTGATTGGGATATATTTCCCTGTTTATATATGTATATGCCATAATCTGTTCTTTAATCTTGTTCTTTAACGGCGATGCTATACTTACCTGAAGCGTAACACCAGATATTTATCTCGAAAGGCTTGTTGGCCGTAGTGGATATAGAAGTTCCGCTCATGCTGACATAATCCCCGGAGTTGGGTATAGCCTGCGTGAAGGCCGCCGACGGGACGCACCTGATCATCAGCTCCTCCCCTATCTGCATCCCTGACTGCACGGATAGGGTGGTAGCGGCTGATAACGTAGCCGTGATACTTCTCTTGCTAATAGGCAGGTTAGCTAATGTCGTGACCGTATTAACTCCTATAAGCCTATTCATGGTCTTCTTATCGGCGGCCGCCATCAAACCGTTAGTGGACTCGTTGGCTACGGCATATGTCGTGTTAGGAGGGGTAGCCCATGTACCATCTCCACGCATAAAATTAGAGGTGCTACCATTAAGCTGTCTCAATAAGCCGTTGGCTGTAGTAGAGGCCAATCCGTATGTGGTATTGGTAGGTACGACCCATGTACCATCGCCACGAAGGAAGGATGTCTGTTTGCCCGCAGCGGGAGCCGGAACCAATCCCGCAGCACCGGCGGCGGAAGCCGTAGCTGCCTTCATATTGGCGTAAGTGGTATTAGTGTCTTTATAATAAGGGACACCACTGACAATAGGACAGGCGATATAGCCAGAAGCGCTTGTCACGGTACTTCCGTTCTTTACAAGACCTGTTGATCCATTAGCTCCCACAACACCATACGTTGTATTAGTATCCGTCCAAGGCACGTTGACGAACATCTTCCCACTACCATCCAGCTCCACCGGATAATTCTTGCCATTCTCCGCATATCCGATCATCACCAATCCTAAGGTCGTGGTATTAGCCTTAGCGTATGTGGTATTTGTCGGAACCACCCATGTGCCATCACCACGCAAAAACGACGCTTGCTTGCCGGCAGCCGGCGCTGGTACCAATCCCGCCGATCCTGCGGCTGAGGACGTCGCTCCGCCCATGTTGCTATATGTAGTGTTAGGAGGTGTCTGCCACGTTCCATCACCACGAAGATACTTACCTTGCGCTCCGGCGGCAGGAGCAGGGACCAAACCGGCCTTTCCTGCGGCAGAGGAAGTAGCCGCCCCCATATTGGAATATGTGGTGTTGGTGTCCGTCCACGGAACATTCACATACATCTTACCACTACCGTCAAGAACAACGGGATAGTTCTTCCCAGTTGCAGAGTATCCGATCTTAACAAGACCCAACTTATCGCTCGTGGCTTGAGCATAAGTCGTGTTATTATCAGTCCAAGGAACATTTACATACATCTTCCCATTACCGTCTAACACCACGGCGTAATTCTTGCCACTAGTATCGTAACCGATCTTAACCAATCCTAAAGTATCAGCCGTGGCTTGATTGTACGTGGTATTATTATCTGTCCATGGGACATTGACGTAAGCGTTGCCGGACGAATCCAGTTGCACCTTATAGTTCTTCCCGGAAGTCGTATATCCTACCTTAATACCGCCAAGAACGGTAGCGGAGGACGTGGGAGGGGTGAAGGTACTTGGTTTGCCCGTAACCCCGGACCAAGGCACGGAGGAAGCCTGACTGGCCGTGTAAGGCTCATATCCATCCTCACTGCTTAATTTAGACTCGTCTTTTATCAGATACATCTTACCTGTAGACGTTACCTTTACCGTATCACCACTTTGAGCCGTAGCGGTGGTAAGGGCAAATCTGGCCGTATCGTCAGCTACCACGATCAATCTCTCCAAAGCCGCCTTAGGCAACCTATCTATACTGATGGTTCCGGACGCGATCTTAGAGGCATCAAAATTAGCCAATGTCGTGGAGATAGTTACGTTGCTTCCGAAGTCCGATGAAACACTACCGGTAACAGCCCCGGACAGCGCTATGGTCCTAGCCGCCTGTAATTTCGTGGCGGTAGGGGCATTATCCGTCTTAAGAGCATATTTGGTAAGATCAATATCATTAGCCTTATCCAAAAGCTGCTCTATCTGCTTGCCATTGTATTTACCTTGAAAATCTTCCATATCAAACTTATTTTTTGCTCAAATATAACTATATACATAAACACCAAGAAATCGAGGGGGGGGTAGATACGGGCAGGTGTTAGAAGCTGCCGTTCCCATGCAGGAACCCGGCACGGAATATAATAGCCTTGTCTTTAAGTTTCTGAACAGACTCCCATTCCCATTCACCCTCACAAGGTCTTATGACATATTTATTGCCCCAGATTTTGAATTTCCGTTCAATAACAAACATCTCCTTATCATTAAGGACATGAAAGATACTCCCAACGGGGAAATACTTATCAGTCCTCAATATAACTCGATGATGTTTCTCGTCATATTCAGGATCGCCTACGATACGGGCCTTATAAAACTGAAAATCGTTTAACGTCTGATCCACAGGCTCTATCCAATAATGTCCTTTAGCCATTGCTATTTATGTTTATTTATCTATATTTGCAGTGTAGTAACTCATAATGTTTTAAGTGATTTTCAACCAAAGGGGAAGGGTGTCCGTGAGGATGCCTTTTTTCATTCCCGCCCACCCTTCCTATGAACAAAAGATCTACCTCGAACAAATGTAATCATAATAAGGCTACGGTCAAAAAGAAACCCTATCGGTATTCTATTGCCGACAGGGTTCTCCAACGTTGTATCAAACTAAATCATATCACTCCATTTGATTGTGTCACCGACGAAGCACCGCACCGCCAGATACCTTACGAACGCCGTCCCTTCCGGGGCGTCAGGGTCTTCCAGATAAGCCAAGACAGCCTTGACTATTTTCTGGTCGCAATCCAATACCTTAGGAAAGTAGTCGCTATAGAACATAGCGAACAGGTATTGGATATCTCCCCAAGTGGCGTTATCAGGTTTCTTGGCCCCGCATTTATCGAACATCTGCTTAGCGTCCTCCATCGTCCATCTTCTCTTGGACCCGTCGGCGTTAAGCATCTTGTCAGCGGCTTCCCTAGCCAGCTCCTTGGAAAAGTGATATCCATGGGTGTCTATATACCGCTTATAATCCGGGTCATCGGCGTCTGCTCCTCAGTAGTAACGACTCCTGCGTCCCCTGCGCATATACGGCTCGGTACCATCGAACTCGTCACGGATGCCACGCTCACCGAACCATCCCCTGCGATACATCTCGTCCTCACGTTCATGGAGTCTCTCGCGTTTCTCAAGCTCACGCTCGTCACGTTCCAGCTCCCTCTCGCGTCTTTCAAGATCACGCTCACGGCGTTCTAGCTCATCCATTCTGCCGTCATGCTCCTTGCCATAGTGGTCGTATATTCCACCACCATAACCCATGTAAGTCCCATCCGAACGTCTGCTACGTCCACGGCCGCCTCTACGATCGTAGATCTCGTCATTGTAGTCCTCTTCGTGACCGCCGCCTAAATCTATAACTCTCATCTTAACCTAATTTTTTAATTAACAACTCTTTTAGCTCATCGAAAGAGGATCCCATCCTATCGACTTTCTCCTCAAGATTCTTGATCTTCCGGTCTTGATCCTTAGTCTGCTTAAAAGCCGGATTGATTTCCTCAAGGATCGAATCACAAGCCTCTAGTGTCCTCCTATGCTTATCGATACTATCGAGAATATCGGAGCTGGTTCTCTTAGCGGCGTTAAGCTGGTTCATGATCGGATCGACCGAGCAGGCCAAAGTTATGTTATTGGACATAGCGACATCCCTGCTCTCCGGTACGACATAGGTCATGGAAGACCCGTTTATCTCCACGGTAAGGTCTATCACCCTATCCTGTAGTTGCTGATATTGCCCCATCTGACCCATCTGGGGTTGCTGGAACCTAGGCTCGGACACGTTAACCACATTCCCCATCCTGAACACCGGAACATCGGACGTATCCAGCGTATATACTTGAAATCCTTTCTTTAAGTCTCTAAACATATCTCGATTTTTAAGCGGGAGGGAATACCCTCCCATTAGACATCCAATCTAACCTATCCCTCATCAACAGTCGTCTCCGACGCCGAGGCGGAAGTTGTAGGCACACAGCAATCCATGAGCCTCAATACACCCCTTACCTTGTTGAAATAAACAAGGCGTTCGGTGTTGTTAACCATAGCCGCTCCGGTCACAGCCACGTTGATCGGATTCACCACAGCCACGCCGGTTACCGGGCAGCATGTGTCATCACCTACCGTGGATACGGTGCTGTTCGCTGGAATAGCTATCTGCACTGGCAATGTCTCGCCTGTTGTCGGAACCACCTGCCGGATTTTCAGCAGCAGAAGGCCCTCGCATGGCAAGGACAGCCATATCCTTGGGTTGATGCCGAAGATGGTGTTGGTAGTAGTCACTACCACGTTCTTCGTGACCAACTCATAAAGAGACCCTATTTTAGAAACACAAGCCATAATAGCCTCCTTCCTTTATAGAGTTAAATAGCAGCGTTTCCGTTGTTGCAGCATCCATTGTTGCACCCACATCCGTAATTACCTCCATAAAATGCTTGACCCCATCCATAAGTCTGGTAAGGAGAGCATGAAGGATAAGCCGGCACAGGGGTAGGTCTCAACTGGTTGATCAAATTCTGAGTCTGTTGCTGAGTCAACGCGGAGGCTTGGTAAGCCGACCTTTCATCACGCAACTGATTGATCGTATTCTGCATCTCACGCATTTCCAATTGACAGAATTTATCATTAATCAAGGTTGTTTGAGCATCAATCTTAGCGCTCAAGATATTGAACTGCGTATGCGGATACATACATCGAGATCTTAAATTATCCGATCGTATCTGGACTTGCCCTTCTTGTGGTGCCGTAAATGATAGGGATCTTCTTGCCGCTAGGAATATAAAGAAATTTGGGTTAGAAAAACAAAATCTTCTAACCCAATAAAATACGTCACCGGTGGTGAACCGGGTAGGGGACGTGGAGTCGCTGGCAGTAGCCGGGGCCGTGAAGCGTCAAATTATACTGGTGTAAACTGGTATATAATCACCTTAACTACACGAAAAATCTCGCATCAACTTATTTGTATTAGCAGTGTATTCATTAATTATCTTACTGGATGAGGGATTATCCTCTATCCTTGACAGGCGATTATCGTCACTCCTTACCGTAACATCACCCATCCTTCGTACCATATTTTCTTGATATGATGATGGATCGGAGTATATAAGATCATCAACGAACCTGTATATCGCACCATCAACCGTCTCACCTACCTTCTCATATAAACCGGATTGGAATGACACGAAATCATCATACCTCCCACGAGCCAAGAACGAACCGTCCGGTCTCGCCTCGACACCGCCGTTGACCTCCCGGAGCAGGCCCGGATTCCTTTGGTACAGATACCTGTAAAACCCGGCATCCATCATCCTATCCTGTCTATCCAGATAGAAAAGGTTTCTCATGCTACTGTCACCGGACTCGATAGCCACGTCAAACAGAAGATCCCTTACCTGACCTTCCGGCAACGACATCTCCATGCTTTTTAACGTACCTCTGTCATGGTGATTCAAAGATACATTATAAAATCCATTAAAATCAAGGAAACGTAAGACATTATTATATAAATCCGATTTTTTTAACCTTTCCTTGATCTGGATCTTCCTTAACGATGTACAGGATTTGATAAAATCCCGATCCTTCCCCTGTCTAGCCTCGTATCTCCTGAACTCCCGATCGATATCGGCATCATCCATCTCAGGGGTAACTGGATGCTGGTATATCAATCTGGCAAGGATCATGTTCTCGGTATTCGAGGATGAGATGTTGGACATAACCAGCTTTTTTATATTATCCTTGACCACGCCAATATCGGAACGGGAAGCCCCGGCGGGGACCACGCCAGCCGGCAAGTACGAGGGCCGCTCTATCCCGATATTGGCCAACATCTCATAGGCCTGATCGGTGTCGGTTATCGGAGCCGTGTTATGGTACGTATTCCTACTAATATACAACATGCTCCTATCATACATATCGGAAGGGGATGTATTCCCGGATCTTACATACACCATCCTATCCCCAGTAGAATAAGTATCCTGAACCTCGTATATCGGATTCCCTTTTCCTGTTATCCTATCAAGATCGGAGATAAAGCTATCGTATACCGAATTGCCGGCCTGTATGGAAGACAACATGACGTCCAGCGACGCCATAAGATCACGGATATCCTCAGGTCTGGATATAACCATCTCATCGCTGATCGCCTCGCTTATATCCACGCCCATGTCGGCAAGATCCATGGCTATGTCATGCAGACGTCCGGCAACGTCCTTGATGTCCTTAAAATCATCCATATCGATTATCTCCCCAACCTTATCCCTTAGACCCTTCATATCCTTAGGCATACTGATATACGGTGTGGTACTATTGAAGTACGAGTCGGTAATCGTATTTCCGTCCTGACTCCGAACCTCCATACGGGTCATATTACGATACGTGTCATACATCCGATCTGCGTAATCCTGATCCTCCTGATACCGGAGTGCCAAGGAAGGGTATGGGATGGAGGCGAAAGCCTGATCGAACTCCCGGCGGTCGCTGATACCGCCTACCGCCCTCATGATCGTATCCCTTACCTCTATTGGATTCAAGCCCCTTCTCTTTCCTAACGAGTCATATGTATCCTCATATATCATATAATCATCACCAAGGCCTGACTCGGAGGACAGGAAATACATATCCTTCTCATTAAGATTCCCCTCAGACATAAAATCGACAATCCTCCTCATCATATCCCTTACCCGCTCATACTCCGATCGGTTAGTCATGATATTATCAATCTCATCAGCGTCATACATCCCAGATCGCTCAAGATTGTACCTATTGAGGAATATATCACCGCCGGAAAGGAAGTTAGATACGATCATATCATTAAGATCATTGATATTATCAACACCCAAGGAAGTAAGAGTATTATTAATATCCTTAACCTCATCAGCCATGAAATTGCCGGCGAAATAGTTCTTCCGCTTGATAAAGGACATGACATCATCATACCTAGGTTCCCCATTACTATCCAGATCATATTCTGATGGCATGGACATCCAGTCGCCAAAGAAGGACACGAAGTCGGGGGAGTAGGCCGTACCCCAGACCGATAAGGCCTGCTTCTGGTCGCCAAGCACCTCCATCGCCCTTTGGTATAATCCGGATGGTTGGTTATTAGGGGCAAGGACATTATCTACCCTACCCTCCTTATTTTTTATAACATAACAAGATCTGCCCATTACTAAATCGTTTTGTTACAAAGATATAAAATCCCATCTACTCTCACGAGCGGACGGGATACCAAAATAACAACATAATAACAAACCTTATGTTTCTACTGAAAAGTACAAATCATTTTGCCGATCCTCACGGACAGGCAAAAGCTCAATCCTAAATTACAAAAAAAATGGAATTTATCGTTTAGCGAAAATCTCCTATACGATCAAAATATCTTTTATTATTTTCTACAATATTAAAATCATGTTTTTTAATAATGTCTTCGACTTGATCTTTCCTTAAATGGAACCATTCTCTATCAATATTATATACACTATATTTAGAATGAAGAATAGACTCTATATCCTTATCTACATATGCTATCATGTGAAAATACACATTAGCAACCCTCAACGCTTTCTCTCTTGCACATATATCCTTAGATTTACCAATCTTTACAAGACCATTGTTTGCATCTAATCCAATATAAGTAAATTGCATCTTTTTATTATCACTACGTGATATTTCCCTTAATGAAGAAATAGCACACATTGTAAAATCGTATAAATCATAAATATCAAAACTCATACATCTAGGCATCATTCTACTCACAAACTCGGCCAATTTTCTATTAGCTTTCAATTTATTGGAAATAGTGAATTTAATGCTATCAATGTTACTATCCGTATTCAATATAGTTATATTATAAACAACGCCATTAAACATATGATCTATGCACATCTTATCAAGAATATATTCTCCATAGCCATATTTATATAATTCATCCTCATATTCTATAGCTGCCGATATAAAACGATTGTACAACATCAAGGTATAATCGAAATCAAAATCACTATGACCAAACAGCATTATCAATGCATAATGAATAAAATTACCATAATCGCTATCACTTGAAGTTATAGTGCAATCCTTGATAATTAAAACGTCATTATTATCAACATATTTAAGATCGTCTACAAAATTCCTTACAACAACATATAGTTCTTCTGAATATAATGGAGGATCAGTATATTTCAACTTTCTCTTTTGACAAAAATAATTCAAATCGTCATATAACTTCAAAATATGTTCTTTATCCATAATATAAAACAACAAGGACCATTGGCGTCCGTTATTCCACCAATAGCCCTCATCTATCGCCTACGCCTAGGCGAGTTAATATCTTCTTATGGCCCAATAACGGATGGACACCGCAAATATAAAACCTTATTTTGAAACTACAAACAAACAGGAGATATTTTTACAAAAAATGTAATCAGTTATATTTATCTATCATATAGACGAAATATAACTGTATCTATCCTCCATCATCATCACCACCTTCTTGATATCAGATAAGGTTAGTTTCTTTATCTCCATATTCCTGCTATCCATCCTGACAAAAGAGTTCTTGAACTCCTGCTCGGTTATAGCCTCCAACCTAAATAGATTGTATTTTATAAGCAACTGGCTTACGTCAAATATCAGGATATTAAGATCAATATCATCCTTCAACTCATCAAGAAGATCACGCATCATGACTTTGATAGCATCAGTATCAAGTTCCAGTTTATCGGCCTCCTTCATCAACTTCTTGATAATACCATTGTGCTCGATTATGATGTTAGCGTTATCATCATCGGTAGGTAGAAGGATATCCATCGTACATTTTATACCAACCTTATCACTAAGTCTTTTATTGAACTCAGTCATATAATCAAAAGCCTGATCCCTGCTTAAGGCGTATGTATGATCAAGCAACTGCTTTTGTCTGACCTTGACAAAATAGTTACTGGTGTATAACATCATCAAGACCTTCACTCGCTGGATGCGTAGGTCTTGCATGATCTTCCGATGTAAAAAAGAATCTAGTTGCATAATATAAAGAGTCCCCACCGGGGCCATCACACACCCGACAGGGACCAACTTTTAAATATCTTACTCGTCAGGTGATGGACTGACGCCGCAAAGATAAGTCAAGATATTTTATTTAGCAAGGATTTTCCGCCTCATTTTCTCCGGATACTACGTTACCGTCGGAAACCAAAGACTTGTCCTCGGCCGCCTTCGTAGGCGAGGCGAACTCCGATGGCAGATCCGGCAGGTTAGGGAACGAGACTTCCGTCTCCTCCTTGGATACCTTGTTCTCCTTGATACTCATCCTAAACTTAGGAGCTATGAAAGGATCGTTGTTAAGATCGATGTTGATCGTAACGTCATTCATCAAAATATCCTCCTTAGTTCTGGAATCACCTATCCATCCTCTTACGTCAGCGGTCATAGGCATCCTGCTAGCCGCTTCCTTGACAGCTTTAAGCCGGTTCTTGATAACATCCACGTCTCCCGCCAGCGGAATCATATATGTCTTATTATCCAACCCTGATCTGGCTATAGCGTTATTAAGATCCATTATATCATCAATACTTACGCCTCCGCCTAGACCCTCCGTAATCCTATCAGCCATCGATCCGATCATGGATGAGAATGACGATATATCCTGATTTTTCAATCTTACGGGGTACAGGTAATTTCTTCCATTTCCTGTCTTTATAGCTACGACCGGGATACGTGAATCTTTATAGTCACCATACTTGTCCCTGACGATAGCCGTACAGAACGGGAATATATTATACTTAATATCATCCCTCATCGTAACCTCCCCATTCTCTATATATCCTACGCTCTCGACTTTACCAACCGTCTCGTTGGTAAAATCATTCTCGGATACCATCAACGTACCATTATCATCACTTACGCTAAAATTAGGTCTTCCCGGCAAAACACTGGTAACTGTACCTACGAACGGTATATCAATCTCGCCAGTAACAGATCCTATATTATCCCTATATAACTCAAAGGCCCTACTCCTTAAATCAGCGTTACTTCCTTTTGAATCCGGGTCATTGGCTTTCAGTACCGAGACGAAATTGCCGTCGCTATCCACGATCTTAATAACCATATTATCAACCAGCTCTCGGTAAGCCGACTTAGTCTCATCAGAATTAGGGTCAACGGCGTTAAGGCTATTGTATTTATCATACAATTCCTTGGTATATGGATCTGACATATCCATCTTAAACCTTACGATATTATCCTTACGGAGATTAGCTACGGCTTCCTGATTCACCGACTCGTTGTTAGATCCAAACGTATCACCCGTATAATAAGGGACAATAGATCCATCCTGCCCCTTGCGATACACCATGAACCAGATGGAGGTCGACAAGGCGGTTTGCCGCCCCAATATGACACCGGTAGCGTTCTCGAAAGCCTGAGCGTCATCCTCGCTAATCATCCATCTTGAGTGGTTATCTGACTCTATAACAGTAAATATGTCGGTTCCGTTGGTGAAATCCATCACCCTTCCATTATCAGTATCAGTGGCATCAGATCTTTTAAGCCCAAGACTGTCCATAAACCTGTCAAGTCTCATTCCGCCAACTTCATAATACATAACCCCACCGATCTCTCTCTTCTGAGCCATCAACACCACCGGATTCTGGGCGGCGTTAACTTCCGTCCTGCCGGTGGATGTCCCGGGTTCGCTCTCTGTGAGGACATCACCCATAGGTATGGATTTATCGTAATCCTTGACAGCTATACTTCCGTTATCATACAACCTCATCCATTCCACGAATTGAAGAAGAGGCCCATCGGAATAATTATTGATAATATCAATAGTCTCATTAAGCTTATCCTGATCAATCTCATTGCCATTGTCAGCCTCATTCATAAGATCATTATAAGTCTTTATAGCTTCTTTGATCTGATCCTGATCAAGACCATTGATATTCATATCTACAATATCATCAACAGCGTCCTTGATATTATCATAAATATTATCATGGATCTTCAATCTATCTATTATCGATCTAGCCTTATTGATCCTTGAAATAGGATTATCCCCAAACCCGTTAACTAGACTATCGACACGAGGCTTGTTATTATCATATATCTGTCTCTCCCTAGGAGATAAGACATCCTCATTACCGTTCCATATCTTTATAGCTATATTATTGATTCTATCGTCAGAAGGATTTATGATATCCTCATCATCAGGAACCCTCTCGACTATATTACCTTCATCGGTCTTAATCTCGTTCTCCATAGATCTGGCTATCATATGATTATATGTCTTGAACATAAATGCCTCATCCTCCCCTATAAGACCATCTTGGTAAGCCTTGTCTATAGCTTGGTCGTTGGCGTAAAGATCATTGGCATCATGATTATCAGTATTCCTGAAATCATACTTGCTATCATCCTCCTCATAAGTCTTACCCCATACGTTCGATAATATCTTCATGAACCCGCGCTCCTGCGCCCGGATGAATCTTCTGTCACGCATACGACGAAGAGACTCGTTTATATTCTTATAAGCCACAAGATTATGACGATACTCACTAAGCAATGCCATAGCCTCCTTATAATTATCAACCCCACGGATAGATACGACGTTCTCAAAATCAGCTATAGTATCATAAGCCGCCATAAGATCAGCGGCACTGATCCTTGAATCATTTCTATTTAAGAACAACTTAGATATATCAGCCTCTGAGTTAATTAACGTAGTTAATTTCCTCTCCAATGCGATCCTATCCTCTGTTAATTTAAGAAGCCTATCATTCTCCTTGACCAACTTAGCCTTATCAGATTCAAGAGCGTCCTTCGACGCGACACTTTGTTGAAGCCTCAAGATATTCTTCTCCATCCTCTGTATATCATCCGTAAGCTTCCTGAGTTCTTCAAGATCCCTGCTCGAATCAGGATTAAGACGAGAATATATATCAAGAGCGGGGCCTATATCCGTATTGTATATCCTTCTTAACTGATTGGCAATATCGTTCAAATTATCCTTCGCCTCAAGGCCATTATAAGCCATATTGGAGATATAGGCGTTAAACGACCTATTGGATATACCATCGGTAAGGGAGTCGGCGAATCTGTTGGCCATAATGAAATTATCCACCTTCTTATTAAACTCGTTGACAAGATCGGCTTTATACTCATTGACCTGCTCATCCGTCATATTCATATCGGACGCTATATCGCTATTAGGTATAGATTCGACTACCGTCCTGAAATTCTCCTTCGTATCATCCAGCATCCCCATCTCCGAATCATAACGAAGACGATTGAATACGGCGTCACTAAAATCCTTGTTTATAATCCTACCATCACTCTCGTACGATGTGTCTATGCCGGATAATTGAGCGTTAAGAGCCATACTGCCACGAATAGCACGGACAGCGGCGGTAGTCAAAGCGCCGGCATTGGTGTTGTAGGCCTCCACCATCCCCTTGTTACGGGACATGTCTTGGCTCCATTCCTTTATACCTCCAAAGGTCTTTCCACCCATAACCGATCCGATAATCATACCGATACCGATCTCCTTCCATCCCTGACTGGATCCATAAGTCTCCTTGAATCCGTTCTTTATAGCCTCCATATAGCCTATATTCTGCCGGATAGCCATAGGATTGTATCTTGATTCTACCCAATCCTCGGCGGACTTACTAGCCACTCCCTGAAGACCCTCCTCATACAGACCCTCGGATACCGGACGTTTAATGATATTGAACGTATTCCCGGCTACCTTCTGCCATTTCTTTGGTGTTATGGCTCTTAACATACCGTTATCCATCCTCTCAGCCCCTACGCCAAATATATTGCGTTTTATGAACTTATCCACGCCAAGATCCATACCAAACATATCACCGAACATAGCTATGTTAGACAATGTAAGAATACCGATATTAGCGGCAAATATAGTATTGGCGGCATCGACGTTGTCATTTCTGAACCTCATAAGCTCCTCATACGAGGCTTCTCTACCATAGGCATTTCTGTAAGCCTGCTTGAAGTTTTCCTCAGACTCCATCAACCCACTCCTTGACTCTACCGAAGCCTCCCAAAGCGTTGACGTGCCAATAAAGGTTAGGTTGTCCAAACCCTTGCCTATGCCTCGTCCTATGCGGGCGGCCCTCAGCATGGAGTTAAACCCGCTCTTCGTGGCGGAAGCAGCCCTACCTAATCCAGCGACAGTCGCTCCTATCCTAGCCCCCATGCGGGCGGCATTCATAAGACCAGCGCCAGCGAAAGCATAAGACGACAAGATAGCCCCAGCCGTAAATGCAGCCCCCGACAAAAGATCATTTGTCCAGAAATTGGTTGTAAACATACTTTTAAAAAATCCGGCGTCTCGCTCCTCCTTACTGTAATAATGATTAAGCGTATAATCACCACGCTTATCCATATCATCCAACCATCTGGCAAAACTGTTATCATACATAGCTGATAACGTCCCTTTTGTAACAAGCTCCTTTAATCCATAAACAGACTGACCTACTCCACCTATTCCATACAAAGCAGACTTATAAATAAACTTACCTAATCCTCTATAAGTTTTCTCCCAACCACTTTGACTTCTCGATAGACGATCGTCATTATCTATATTATTGATATAATTCTCATATTTAGGAATCCACTCACCTGTTGATAATCTATATCTTGAATCACGAAGATTGATCCTGCTTCCAGTTATATCATAATTACCCTTAGGTATACCCACCTCATTTATCATCTGGAAGAGCGAGTTTCTGGCCTTTACATCATCATGATAAGATGTCTCTACAGATTTTTTTATACCCTCAACCAATGACGGTATGCTTCTACTTCCCTCTCTGGATAAAACATCATTATCCATATCCGATGAACTACTCATCCCGACAGGAATAGGGATAGAAGAAATATTGTCCCCAGAAAGCATGGGGGATGGAACGGATGGAGCCGGGACATAATATCCCTGATCCCTCATCACATTCCCCATATCATTATTATTGTTGCTGTCCATTTTTACCATCTATTTTATCTACGGTCTCTTTATCCAATACCGAAAGAAGATTGCTAAGGTCAGAATGCTGTTCATTAATATCCCTACCCTTTACAATAACATCCTTATTAATAGCCTCAACCACGGCTTGAGTAAGATACATCTGAGGACACATATTTATGATTTTCATGATATTATCAGCATAATCAGTGTTATACTCTAATACCTTAAGCGGTGTCCCGGTCTTTGCTTGACCATGGAAATAAATACCAACCTCAACCCCTCCGGGGAATCCCTTAGCTTTGACATCATACGACTTGTAATTCCTCAAAACCGTATTAATTATCCTAATAGCCCTCTTATTAAGCTCAGATGTAGCTAGATCATTACTCTGAATATCATACTTATCAACCATCCTAGAAGCCTCCTCCGCCGCATTCTCGACAGTAGCGAAAGCGCCAAGCGAATTAGCCTGCGCCCATTTTTGGTAAGGTCTATTGGTTGTAGCAGAAAAAGACACAGGAATGATCTTGGATTCATAATCTTCCGATCTCACATTTCTTTCCCTTTCATACAAACTATACCCCATACTATCTAATTCTTCTTTAGTAACTTGAACCGTAGCGATATTCTTTCCACCAGCCATAGCTACCAAATCAAATGTATTAGGATTATCTGTAGGACGAGCATACAATATATAATTATTAAGTCTACTATCTTTATCTTTATTCAAGAAACCGGCTCTCGCCAAAAGCAGACTCTCTAATTTAGCATGCATACGCCTATCCTCTTTAGAAGCGTTGGTAGAATTGGAAAATGACCATGATCTTGGAGCAAACTCATCATATCTTCTTTCATAGACTGTTTTAGAATCCTGAACAGCCTTAGCTATATTACGACCTACATTGGAAGAAGACCATTCCCTTCTAAGCGTAGGGCCATCAGCTCTAGACATATTCTTACCTATGATCTTGATCATTTTATCCCTATTAGTCATATTGGCATCATCACTATTCATTATTGGATTATCTACACGACTATAAGTTTTGGCTATATTATCTATATCATCCAAAGTGAAATTTTCTCCCGAATATCTATTTAACAGATTTATATAAGATCTCATCAACTCCGTATTAGCTATAGACCTATCCGTGTAGTTGATGTTTTCGCTTATCAATCCAACTATAGAAGAAACTTTCAAAGCGTCTTCCGGAGAATACTCCCTTCCTCCAATAACCGCTCCATTCTTACCAACATCCCTTGCGTTAACCATACCATTATCAGTATATGTATCAATACCACCAGTAACATAGTTTTGATCTTTGATAGCATCATTAAGGATATTCTTCGTAGCGACATCAAAAGCATTCGTAAGATAATCAACTTCCTCGTCCATTATCTTACTATATTTCTTCCTATTATCATTCGCCGCCATAAGGGCCTCATACCTACCTACCTTTTCTGGTGATGATAACACAGAACTAGACCCGCCACCGTTATTGGTAATCCATGCCATAATATTCTCACTATTAACACCACCTGGATATATAGAGGGATTGTTTTGTATATCGTTCTCTATACCTCGTAAATCGACAGGGTTTAAAGACGATATTAAATCCTTCTCTCCTGTTGATATATTGTTTTCATTCTGAATATACTGATTGTCAAATATATTTTCAGGAGTGACATTAGGCTGAACTTTTTCTAGCTCAATCATAACACCTGAAGAAGCGCCGGGACTGTTACCACCTTCTTTAGTCATTATCTCCCTAAGCTTAAGATTCTGATCTATTTCCTTGGATTTTTGTCTCCATGAGAACTCCCGCTCCTTGAAATCAAGATCTCTTACTTTAAAATAATAATCATCCGCACTATAACTTTCTGATGAATTATTGTATGACCATCTAGCAGATACACCATCAAGAAACTCGTTACGGACAATAAACTCCCCTGCCCTAGCGGGATTCATGTTGTTGCCAATAAAGGATGTAGCTTCCTCCACTAACGCACGGCGCTGCTCCCGAACCTCCTGCAACGAAGCCTCGATAGCCGCCTTAGCGGAAGGGCTGGCCTCCGCCCCTTTGAGCTTGGCTAAAAGAACGCTCTCTTCAGCGTCAAACCCAGAAACATATTTATTAACAAACTGTTCAGTAGTCATACCACTAAACATGCTAGGATTGGTCATGGCTAAATACTGTCCCTCTATCTGCATCTGAGCTTTAGCATTCTGAGATATAGACCTAGCCGCTATTGATCTAATTTGAGATTGACTCATCTCATCAACAGTAATATCCCTCATCCTCCCTGTAGGTTTACCATCCACTATTTCAGGAACAGAAAACTTCTTTCCTTTATTAAGACTAACGAAATCTTTCATCATCTTATTCATTTCCTCATTATAATCCGTATAAGGAGTATAATGAATAGGATTCATCCTTGTCCCAACCTGACCGTCATTAACCCATTCATAAAATGGCAACAAAGCGACAGCCTCATTTATAGCGCTATATTGCTTTGGATTATTGAGTTTCATATCCTCGATCTTCTGCGAGAAAGATCTATACTCCCTAGTACCGGCAATAGCATTCAACACACGGGTATCCAGAGCTTCTCCAAGGCGAGCCTGTATGCTTCTGGCTATACCGTCGGAAGCCAAATTAGATTTACGATACACGTTATTCACATCCTGTATCAGCCCATTTAACCTGTTCTGAAGATATTCCCTGTCCTGAGGTTTTATAATGTCAGAATTGATAATATAATCAGCATACTCGTTTATAGCCTGCCGATTGGTATCTATCTTCTGCTGCATGTACCCCATCCCCTGCATCATGACATCCATGTTGTAGGGCGATACATACTTGCCGTAATTCCTTAATATACTATATTGTGAAGCCATCCTTTATCCTTTCTTGCCTTTAGTTACTTCCTGAGCAGGATATAATCTCCTATAACTCAATATATCTCCTTGAGGATCAGCGATCAACTGTCCATTAGGGCCGATCTTGACATCCCCGAATATAGACCTTAATGTATTCATGGTCGTAGCCGTATTCCACTTCTGCTGGATCTCGTCATTTACGCTATCGAAATACCTAGCCCAGTTCTCGTCATTTATAGCCAATCCCTGCAATATCCGTTGCTGGTAAGCTTGACGTTGGGCTATATTCTTATCATACGTATCAGCCCAAGTACGGGCGTTTACATTATCAGCCCAAGCCCTTTGAGCCACGTTCCCTTGTTCTACCTCATTAATGTATCTACCTATATTGGAACTCATGATAGCCTGTAAGTTGGATGATAAAGCCCCTCTCTGGGAATCCGGGACATTACCCATCTGATCCAATTGTGATTGGAAAGCACGATTGGTCTCAACCATATACTGATCAGCCGATCTCAACACCGGATCCACGGTAGGAGCGTAATGCCTTTCCAGACCTTCCGTTGTCACGGCTCCCGGGGTCATCCTAAATACCTCGGGGAAGTCAAGACCGCCACCCACTATATTCCTGCCTCCATTGCCGCTGTTCGACTTACCGGCATTTGTATTGGTCTTAGGGAGTGTATTGGGATCAATCAGCTCAGGCATATCCAGTTTAACATCAGGTTCCTCCACATCACCTATATCCATAGGACCTGGAGCCACCTTATGAGGGTCAAGTATAAAATCAAGACCTTCCATTCCTTTCATGGATCTCAATGCCTGCATCTTAAGCATATCCTCGCCAAGTATCTTATTAACGACATCCTTGTTCTTGTCAGAGAATAGTTGGCTAAAATGGGTGATACCAGCATCGTTAAGAGCCTTATGCTGTTCCTCTGTAACAACGTCTAGACCGATCATAGGGCGAGATGTGGTAAACAAACCTAATTTATTGTCTCTCATCCTATCATGATATGCGGCTTTCTTGTCTTCCGGGTAATTACCTTGACTATCCTCACCGCCAAAGGAAACGAGCGTCGTGTAATCCCGAAGCGCCTCGGCGTTGGCGATGATCGGGTTCTCAGCCGTAGCCAAGCCCATCCAGCTACTTGTCTGACCGTAGATAGCGTCTTGCAATGCCCTAGCCCTAGCGCCCTCTGAAGCTCCCATATAAGCATCGTAAGCGACCGGATTGAATGTCTTATAATAATTCAACCTCTCATCCGTATTAATACCTCCATAAGAGCCATCAGTTCCTTGGCGTTGATAACCGAAATAGTTAGGATCATTGTTGAACCTATTCTCGATCGGGCGGAAAGTTAATTTACGACCGAACAAAGACGTGCCTCCTATCTCCATCTTCTGGCGAATACCAGCCACTTTCTTAAGCAGCTCTTTCTTAGCCTCAGCTATATCCTCCTCCGTAAGACCGTATTCTTTCATAGATCTGGATATGATGTTATCTATCTCACCACCCTTAGCGAAATACGTATCCTCATCCTTCTTCATCTTCCGGTCTTCCTGCTCTTTGTATATGACATTAGCGAAGTCCGTAAATCTTCCCTCTAATCCATTAACGGTATCGTTGCTATCATTTATAGCCTTAGATAATACGGAGGCGTTTAAACGCCTTGTATTCTCATCATCTATCTTATCGTTTTTCTTCAACTTATCCAAAGCCTTCTTCTGGTCATCGTAAGCCGATTTAAGACCGATCTTAGCCTTATACCTATCCATTAACGTGGCGTACGTATCCTTAGGCGTAGCCTTAATCCCATACGTATCCCTGATGTATTTGGCGAAATCCGGCTCTATGGTGGTATCATCGGTAATAACCTTCGTCCCCTGCTCCAAGGAAACGGGCGTTCCACCATCGGCGTGCTTCTGCCCCATAGCCTCCATCGGCGCCTCTCCGGGCTGCGTCACGTACTCACCCTTCTCGACCTCTACGTTGGCTTGATCTTCCATCGACTTAGGTGACGGATACAGGTACTCACCGGTAAGGCTTCCGCTATCGAACCTATTATTAGGCCCTAGATAAACACCCCCACCATCCTTGTACTGCATCTGGGATTGCCTTCTTTGCCTAGCCTCACGCTCCTGAGCCAACCTGATATTAGTACGAGTACCTTTCTCTGACGCTATCCCAGAAACCACGTTACGAGCCAACCCCATGATACCACTAATTCCTGAGGCTATGGTGGTTATCGTATTAGCTGTTTTAGCCCCGGTGGATAAATCTCCATATCCCTCGCTTCTCATACGCCCTATACCACGACCCATCTGAGTGAATCTAGACCCTATATCATCAGCGCCATAGTAAGGGATGGTAGTAAAATCAAAAACATCCGTCTCGCCTGAACCGGTCTTAGACTTATCAACATCGTTAACAGTTATGTTATTAAGCGTAATACCATTGTCCTGATAATTCTCAGCTATACGCTGTAAACTACCCTTGAAGCTAGCCGGAAACACATTATCCTGATCAAAAGCATTAGCATATTTAGTCCTCAACTGATCTGGAGTATCCAAAGAATATATCCCTAGCGGATTGACCGGCGCGGGTAATCCTTGGTTGGTATTCACCAAAGGTTCTATACCTAACCCTTGTATACCGTCCATATTACCAAGCATATACGACCCGACTTCCCCGGCCTCTTGATATTTAGGTATCTTCCTCTTGATTACGTATTTGCTCATGTCTAATTAATTTCGTTCTGACACAAAGATAATTTAAAAAAACAGAGACTCATCATTTCACAACGATGAGTCTCTCAGCAAATGCTATTATTATGTACAGAATTAAATTCTTTTTATGAATAATGATCCTATAGCCTTAACCAAATCATAGAAACCGGCAGAACTGAGACCTACAGCCACTCCATATAATAGAGCCTCCCACCATTCACTCCCTATAAGCAATGGAGACACCTTTAGTAGCCACGCTAATATACAAACCAGCATACCTATGACTACGGCGGATAGGACTTTAGCCCACTTATGGGTGTCAATATACGGCACAACCTTGGCTAGTTGGGTAGCTGACATCGTAACAAAAGCCATGATACCGGTAAAGGTAGTTAGATCAATGGTGATAGTCCCTTCTGATGGGATTACCTCTTGCGCCATCAAAGCGAACGGCGTCAATAACATAGCAAATAAAAATAACAATCTTTTCATATCTAAAACGTTTAATTACTTCGCAAATATAGCATTAATTCTGAGTTCTGCTCATACCTTTTATGTTAAGACTTAATCCCGGTATCATATTAAGCACCAACTGCCTTTTCGCCTGCTCCCTACGCATACGCTCGGCTTCCGCTATCTGCGCCTCTGATTGGGGATCATTCTTGATGTTATTAGCGATATCCTCTATAGCTTTCTTATTGGCGCCGGATTGAGCTAGCATCTTATATAACAGGTCTTGACCTTCCTTCTCCCACCAGCTATCCATGGAAGGGCGGGAAGCCAAAGAAGGATCGGCAGGGGCTACCGTCTCAGGTACGGGCTGCTGACCTCCGTCCCCCGTGCCCGAATCCCGCTGTCCGAACTCGTATCTCATTGGCTCGCTCTCCGGGACATCATACCTATTAGCGAACATGTCAGCGAACTCAAATCTCTTCTCATTTCTTAAGGTCGATCCAAGAGGCCTACCGTATCCTTGATTCCATGCCACGGTAGCGTCCTTGTAGTTGACGGCGTTATCGAAATCGGATTTAGAATACATATAATAGTTATACTCATTCCCCTGAGCGTCCTTGTCAAAAAACTTTCCTTGATTGATGTAATTCCAACCTAACCCCGGGACCTTGCCTTGATACTCATCCACGAGATAATCCAACTGCTGTGTCAACGTCGGTTTCTTCCCATACCTGCGCTGTAACTCCTTCTTCCTCGGCCCAAGCCATTGCTGGATGCCAAAATCACCGGCGGCTCCTAGGGCTTCGGTGTCCCCTCCGGACTCGGCGGCGATGTTCGACAGGATGCCGATAGCTTGCGTTTGTGGTATCCCCTTCTTTTCTGTCAGATAGTCCCATATCTCATCATACACAGCCATCTTACTATCCTCTGATCTACGAGGATCAACAACATATTTCCCATCCCCATAAGCTCTACCTGTGTTTACTGAACCCCCCTTATTCATTTTATTCTTATCCTCATCACCAGATGATATCGCATCATAACTTTTATACATAAGACCTGATATGATAGGGTACATCAAAGCTTTTCTTACATCATCATAGCTCATCTCACCCTTGTTTAAGGCCTTTATATACTTACCTGAATAATCACTATTTATCTCCTCTAAAAGACTCTTTATGTCATCATCAGAAATATTCTTGATTATATCTCTCATTTTATCATCTCCATAGACTTTCTCTATGTCATCCATTGTAGATTCATAACCTCTAAGTTTCTCCATCAAGAATTGCAACTCCGTATTAGTGGCCGACTTTTCCCATATATGATTAGCATTATCCATAAAATCATCATAATTCAATGTCTTATAGATCGAATCTATAGTCTTATCAGCAGGTTTTGTCAATCCATGTCTAAATGTCTTTCCAAAAGTATTATCTATATACTGTCCTATCCTATGCCTAGTCTCATGAATCATAGTAGTTAATTTCTGGTTGTAAGGAAGATTGGCATCTATCAACATCTTGTCGCCATCTTTCATGTGAACACCACTAATAACATGGCCGTTCATGCTTAAACCATCAACAAAATCAAAATCATATGTATCAGGTTTCTTTATCATATTCTTAACCCCATCAAGTATAGATTCCCTATTATCATAAGATTTCTTTGAATTAGCATAATTTATCCACCTATTCCACGCCGCTTCCTGATCCTCTATACCATAATCAGATAACATTCTATCCAACTCGAACCTTAAAGGGGTATTCTTTTCAGGAATAACTACACTCCCGTCCTTCCCCTTCATTTTTTTGATAAAATCTTTATCCTCTTCAAGCAACATCCCGCTTTTATAAGGACGCCTAACATTTTTACCCAACTCATCCATCATCCTCTCAAACCTAGGATAAAAGCCTCTTTCTAAAAATAAGTTAGATGTCAATTTAAAGTCATTTTTATCCGCATCAACCACATCACCATGCGTAACACCATCAGATAATTTGTTATGATAATATACAGATTTTTCGGGAGGCTCCGATATACGTATAGCCTTTACCCTCCCATCAAGCTTCCTTGCCTTGCTTGCATACGAGGCCGCCCCTCCAACAACAGGAAGAAAACCCAAAGAAGCCAATATCATCCCTATCTTATCCTTATCCTCTATAGCGGTAGCCATGTCTGATACATCGGAAACTACATCCAGTCCTGGGATAAATCCACTTATAACAGGCGTTAAAGGATCTTGATAAGGCTTTGTGTCATACCTCGTATTCATATTTATTCCGGGGCCTCCTACACTCGTATTATCCTTTGAAGCTATATACCCACCATCATATTTCTTCTCTAACTTATTCTTGGACATGATAGCATTACGGATAAGAGCATCCCTTCCACTCTCTTGGATAGGGCTATAGTCCTTAAACGATCCTTTCTCCTCAAACTTATCACCTATAGCGTCTAATGTCTTAGTGACTATATTGACTGGGAACTCTTGATCATTACTATAAAAATCATATACATCGTAAACACCTAACCTTCCATCCGGACGTCTATAAATAGTAAAATTACCAAACCCTGATAACGGGGTAAGATCACCAGCAGCTTCGGGGTAAAAATCATACTCAGAAAAAACCGTAGGCTTTCCGGATCTTACCGAATTACGATTCTTCTCAAAGATATCTACCCATTCTCTAGACTTTTTCAAAAGCTTCAGCCTACCATAAGCATCATCTGTAGCCGGCTTATCAGAGCCATATATTTCTTGCTCCGTATCATGTATTTTCTTATCTAACCTCTTTATCTCATCCTTAGTGTCACGATTGAACATCTTCTCAATATCAGTAATGACATTATCAGGAATCCTTATCTCCTTGCTATTTCCATCAAGACTATTAGGCTGGGATAAGAATCTACCCCATAGTTGTTCGCTATATTCATCAACATTAGCTTTGCCATTTCTTCCGTATATAAATTCCTTAACCTTGTCAGGAAGGCTAGCATTTGAGGCTACCACATCAGGGGTGACATTCTCGTACAACCTCCTTCTTATGGCGTTACCTATGATGTCTTTTAAATACGAAGCTCTATCAGATACATCTTGTCTTACATACATAGGATCATTACCAGTAGGACCTCCTTCGGCTTTCCGCTCAATTTTCTCTCCCCATAGCCCATATTTCTCCATGGGCCATATACCGTCTATGGCATCCACATAACCAACGGGATGCTCCCCGTCCAGACGCCGGTCCCGTCGCTCGTCCGCTGGGTACAGGGCGTTGGCCAACGGCTGCGTGATATGACCCAACCCCTTATCCTTGGAACTCGACATAGCATCCACCACAGTCCGATATACAGGTCTTAATTTCTCAGGTAAATATAGCCCCGCCTCGTCAACCAGCTCACCTATCTTCTTATTTATACCCCTGATGCTGAAATTATAATTACCCATACCGTTATTCAACGGGGACAACGTACCTCTTATCCCATTCATACCTTTAACTGCGGCTCCTCCGCTAAGGACATCAAACTCCGGGGATACGTTCTTTAAAGGACCATCATTCATACCCCTAAAATACATGGGACGCTCACCTCTTACAACACGATCAAGATCTTCCTTATACAAATCCTTTATCCATGAAGGAATCTCCTCCGGTCTATTTTTCTTAGCCATAAATCACGTTTTTCCACAAATATACGCACAATCAAACGGATATTAAAACACGAGACGGGAACATGATCCACATCACATACCCGCCCATGATATCAACATAAGACCAAATCCCGCCCCATTGAGGGCGCTAGCGTGTCAACTAGCCATTCTCCCAATCCAGAAAATCACCGTCCACTCGCTCCTTCAATGACTTCCTGTCATTCAGAAATACCTTATAGGACTCGATGTAAGACGAGTCAAGTATGCCTAACTTGGCGGCGTTATAGTCGTTCAGCATCTTCTGCTCAACACCGCTACCCCATAGGGCGTCGATACAGGCCTCCAATATCTTGTTGGCCGTCAACGTGGGCCATACCCTGACCTCGTTGTAACTATAGGAGATCACGGGGGCCATATCGTCACCCATCTCCCTTCTCTCCTCTCTAACGTCCCACCGGTACAGGTAGGATCCGTCACCGTCCTTTTCTATAGTGATCGGTATAGTGTCGCTATATGTTCTTTTCATATCTTGTTATTTAATCATTACACAAAAAAAATTCCCGACGTGAGACGTGCGGCTACGCCGACGTTTTACGATATTCGGGGAAAAAGCAAAGGCGCGAACCGACGCCACGATTCGCATCGGAAGGCGCATTACTCGCATCCACGCGAGCGAGGCCCGCACCCGACCCGTTGCCCGCATAACCGCCAACCAGCACCACCTGCATGCGGTTAGCCGATGTGTTGGTGTAATAGTAGTCGCACCAGTAGGTAGAACTACTACCGCCGATCTCCGTAGCTACGATATCACCATCCTCACCTAGGAGCATCTTCTTGGCATAACCATTGGTACGGCAGATGTTGCCTTTCTTGTTATAGCCTGTGTAAGATGTGTCGCTGAAATTCGATGGGTCATCGGTAGTCCATAATATGGATAATCCGGCATCGCCTGTGGTGACCTGTATATTGGCCCCGTCAGTATATTTCCATATATGGCCGAACGGATTCTCTATACCACGATACCTGTTAGCCATCAACGTGGCGTGAGTACCGCCGGAAGCGTTCTTCACTACATACGCCTTCTCTCCCGATCCGTTCCCGAACTCGTTGGTATAGCCACATGGGATAAGTGGGTTGGTGTTGTTGAAGTTCGCCCAATCCGTCATTTGCGTCGGTCCCGGACCTAAGCCACCTTGGGCGAAACCGTTAGCGTCCTTCTGGGCGTTGAAAGGCTTCTGGCTGTCCAGTGTGGCGTACTCGACGGCGAATAGCCAGAACAGGGTCTTGTGGGCGTTGTAGGTGTACATCTCCCAACCGCTGCCTCTCTTTCTGGCGGCTTGCCGGAATTGGTCTCGGGTGAGGTTGGTGACGGGGCGGCCGAGTAGGGAACGGTAGGTATCATCCCATTCAGCGGTATTGTCGCCACCTCTAAAATTAGTTGAATTAGGATCACTTAATTCACTAGCTCCAGCCGCCGAACATAATAAATTATCGGTTCTATACATTCTGGCTTCATATGTTGAGATATAGAACTTATCTACATGTTTATACCCAGGTAATGGAATTTCGGACAACATCATCCTAAATTTAGTGCCATTAAAATACAATTTATACCAATGTTCAGGTATCTCTGTCATAACGGCATAATCCAAATAGCTTCCACCCCATGAAAGCTCATTATCCAAATATTCTTTAACTCCACCATCTCTATCCAAAAGACACCTTCTCATCTTACTCTCCACCGGCAACTCCCTATGCAATTGCATATTACCTACTCTAACACCATCAGGACTAGATGATGCAGTATCCCACTCAACACCATATGCGTACCTTTCTTCTAGATCTGGTATATCTTCCCAAGCTGGAGACCACTCGGTCGAAATGTCACCATATTCAAGTTTAATCTTATGGATGGTGGAAGTTGATGTGCCAGTTTTAGGAGAACTAAATACAATCATATGTGTATTATCAGCTACTGCGTCTCCGATATTAGTAATCCATTTAAAAGTCTTACTGGCCTTCCCATTCACAAAGTCAGCCTTGCTGAACTGAGCCATAGAACCTACTGCACCAGTAGAGTTATATATAGTTAACATTTCCTTATCAACACCCAATTCTCCAAAAATAGTCAATGTTACTTGTGTTCCTTTAGATATCGGTTCAGTTAGCCAATAATTAGCCATCTCATACTTGGAATTACTTACCTCTGTACTAGATCCAAGCAATAAATTCTTCCCATATATTGGCAGCTTACGATATTTACCATCATCCATTAAAGATTTAGTTCCATCACCTGTAGTATGTATTGTTAACTGTCTAATATCATTCTCAGAAGAATCATTTGATAGGTTTGTATATACATCAATTCCATCATTTACTGGTATTAAATAATTCATACCAGAAGTTATAGCAACAGTTAAATTTTGATATATAGAGATTTGTATAGAAGAATTATGTAATATTCCCGCATCCTGTTTTATATAAAGCCAAATAGAATTATCATCATTAACATTATACCCACCAAAAATACTTGATATGTATACTCCATTATCTCTGACTGGAAATATATTAACAGCATTGCTTGGAAGTTTCTCTAATAATTTATTATAATTTTCCTGAGATATAGATAGGTTACCACTTGATGATATCTCCATAACAATGTCAAACACTGTGTAATCTGGTTCGACTACCACATCCTTCCACGTGCCATCTCCACAAAGGAACCTACCCTCATCCCCCTTAGCAGGAGCCGGCACCAATCCCGCAGCGCCAGCCCCGGACGCCGTGGCGCCAACCATATCCTTGACCTTATCAAGTCTACTGTCTATTTGATTACCATCGTACTTACCAATAAAATCTTCCATATCGTTTTAATATACAAGGAAGAGGCGGCAAATACCCCCCCCCCATATGTTAATAAATTAATAAACTTTCTCATCATTGCTGAACCAACGTACTATCATCTTGAACCGGCTCTCAATGTCATTCACGAACCTAGCCAAGAACCAATCGCCACGAAGACGATCCCGCCACCTCCGGTGATAATCGACAGCCCTGGGGTCGATCTCCCGGCCAATGTCATTCACATCCTTAACCCATATCGGGAGATTGTTCGTATCGTCTTTGACCTCGTTAAAATAGTCATTTATATTTATCTTCTGATCAACCTCCGTCACCAGTATCTCACGGCTATCGTCATTGGTTACAGGATACCTTAACCGCTGGCTCATATCGTTCTTGTCGGCGATAACCATCCTAAGCTCTCCACTGTTGTTGGTATCATTATAAAACCATGCCTTATTAAATCCAGTTGTTCTTCTAACCTGATAATTAACCTCGTCCTGATACCTTCTGGCATCCATCCGATATTGGTAGTTCGTGAGGATCTTATTCACATACTGCTCACGGACAGGTACCTCTATGACGAACGGATATAGCTTACCATAAAATACTTGATACGATTGGTTGGTTAGACCATGCGACCATAATCCTATCTCACGATCGTCGTTAGAGTAATTCTTACCAGACTGGAAATAATGCTGGTGCTCGATATAATAGTCAGGGGTGTAGGACAAATATGATTTCCACTCACCCTTCAGGCAGTTATATCCAACGGTGAACGAGACGTCCGTGAAATGGCTGGCGTCCTGTAGCTCCACCGCCTGCCCGTTCCTGTAGAACCGGCCGCCACGGAATTGGTACTCGCTTGGATTCCCTACCGGTATATAATCCTTCTTGGTTATCAATACCCTCTTGAAACGATTATCCCAGCCCATAGACAGCCCTATACCAAAGAACTTGTTATCGATATCAGAATAAGACAACTCAGCGTCCGTATCAGCGTTATATATCCTGCTACGGATGATCTTCATCTGAAGATGCTCCTTAAACCAGTTTCTAAGCCCCGGTGTGACCTCCGTAAGATTCCTACCATTAGAATCTACCTTAAACACCTGACCACGCCTTAAATCGACCCAAAAATGCCCAAACTCGCAACTGATCATATCCCGACTCTGGGTCCCGGAATATCCTAACGTCGTATTATTATACTCGATACCACGAGAGGCGAAAAGACCACCTGTCCCTAGTTCGCTATTCTCCGGGGATATTCTCTCCGCCAATACGTCTATGGCGTTATACAGCCCTACCTGATTCTCGAAGCGAGCCAGTATCTGATCCGACTCTATCCCTTTCATGCTTATAAGCTTTCCGAACGAGGTCTTGAACTCATGGTAATCCATAGGCTTGTACGACAGCCAAGGATCGGTCATGCCGTTCTCCGACACGTCGGCGGTGCTCCATATGACGCCGTTGGGTCTTTGGTAGGCGCAGTCCCAAAAATTGCTATCATACGTCTCTGGTAATGACCTTCCGCCTAGCGTAAAACGATTCTTATACACAGGACTTATCTTAAACACATTATCCCTTGATATAGGGACATTACGCTCCTGAGTCCATGATATATAATCCCCTACCTCCGGATAGAACCCCTCGTAAGGCTCAGGCCCGGCTATACGGAAATTGCAATTGATCTCAGACTCCACAAGAAACTGAGGTATGCCATAGAAGTATAGGAAGAAACGACCGCTAAGATACATATCTCCGGTCTTGCAAACCATCTCATAAGCGCTCTTCCGGCTAGGGAAAGAGTATAGCGATCCGGTATCCGTATCGGTCTTGTTAAGATAATCCTCCCCGGTATCGTAATTAACGAAATAACGGGGATACCCGATGTTCCGATAATCGTAATAAGGGAATGGTATCATGTCTCCCTGACCAAACTGAGTCAAGTAAAACATAGGCATCTTCCTCTTAAGCGAGAACCTTGATATAAACACATCACCTCCAAAAACAGGGTTACGCTTATCCTCATCCATCAACCCGCAACCACCTAACGATACCCACCTGATATCCTCTATCTGCCCGTATTGAGCCGGAGAATATTTCTTTATCCTCATATAAGGGCAGGATACGAAAGATTCACGTGTCATAAAATGAGGCGTCATACCAGCCACCTCATCGTTACGAATATTACACTCATCCTGAATACGACTGGTATCGTAACTTGAAACCAACTCCGGATATTCAAGCATATACTTATCCATACCAAATGACATGAACAACGAATGCTCACGATCGAGGTTGTTTATGATAATAGGCTTACCACCTACGGTTCCCCCTTGTGACGAGATGTCTGTAACCGGATACAACCCGCTCTTGATATATTTGGCCGTTGACAATCCACGTAGCTCCGACGCCCCTATTTTTTGGTAAAATAAATTATAATGAGCGACAGAAGTATAATAATAAGCATAGTTCCGTCTAGGTCCCCTATCTATCAATGCCGTTAACCACTGATACCTGTACTTGCCTATATCCACCACGGACTGGGCTGTGGCCTTGGCGATACCCGTAGCCAGACGGATAGCCGTCAGCGCTATGCCGACAGGGTTGGCTAAAACGAACACGCCTCCACCGACATACTGCTGTGAAGCCGACTGATATGTATACTCAGCTATAGCGGATATTAAATTAGCCATAGCCTCCACCGTAGCCAATGATGTTGCCATACTGTAAGCCTTACTCCCTAATATCGTCCATTTAGGGTGATCCTCCACCTCCCTGAATATACCGGAGGATTTACCTAATTGATAACCATCAACAAGGCACTCGGTGGGAGCGTCAGGCTTGTTAAAGGCAATATCAGGACTTAAGAATGAATACCAGATATTACCCTTCCTGTTAAACGGATGCGTTATAAATTTCTCACGATTAATATCCTTATAGATATACATATCATCAGACAAATCGTTGTAAGGGTAATTAGGATAAAGGTTAGCCGATCCGTCGGGATCATCGTACTTAAACATATCATAAGCCAGACCGGTTCCGATAACGCTCTTATCCAACGTCCTATCGCCCCTATACAACTCATATCCTATTATAGAATCTCTTCTGGCCTTATCTATAAGACCGTTCTCTACCGCTATATCCAAAAACTCATTAACGATATCGTCATCAAGCATCACCCCCATAGGATAAATATAGGAGTCAACTCCATATTGACCGGTCAGTTGAGACGGATTACCCATAAAAGGAGCGACAGAGTTATCCGGGAACTTGTAATGACGTATAGGTCTCTGACAAAACGTGGTTGACGTATTGGGGTACTCAGCGTTACCCCCATTACCGGTGAAATAAGACTTACCCCCAACTGATTTAGGAGACCCATAGTATTTCGTCAAAGAATCTATTATGTCCTTCCTCTTTGATCCTCCCGATGATATCCCGATCTTACTTGAATCATACAATTCAAAATTAGCCGGGTACTTATTGGTAGACTCCCAATATCCGAAATCACCATACTGATATGGTCTGGGAGCGCAGTCAGCGGGTTTATCCCCACATGAGACACACTTCGCCTCATAGGTAACAAATCTCCTTAATTTCAATTCTTTCGTGAAGAAGAACACGTATTTCACCTCCAGTGGCCGAATGCCAAAACAGAACGGGGCGGGGAAGATGGCGGTGCCGGCCGTATAGAATCCGGCAAGCTCCTTCATGTCCTTCCTCATGGCGAAACCGGTGAAGAACACGCATACCGCAGGCTCGATGCAAACATATATCTTATGGAAAGTAGTCTTGTCATCATTCCAGAACAAGTACTTTGGCATCATAAATATCTTATGATCCACGTAATTCACTATAACACCTTTCTTGGCATCATTAGCCAAAGGATTAGGAGCCACGGTACCTTCCTTGTCCGAGAAAAACGTTATACGAACCTTGTTGTATGATGATGAGTCGCCGATCGGATAATTATAGTTACCCATCATCTCTATGTACATAATACCGTTATCAGGATCGGATAAACCACTTATGTATTTCTCGTAATCCAACTCCACCCATCTGGCGTATGAGGATACATGTGGATAGAACTTGAAATAAGTCAAGTTGCTTCTACCGAACCAATTGGTCTTGGCGTCAATATCATTCTGCACAGACACACGACTTTCCCAGTCAGTAGTTATACCGGTATTGAACTTAGAATTATCACCATCGCCAAAAAGACACATGGCGTTCTCGATACCAAACTGACTCTCATATTGGGGGAAATAAGCCTCCATCGTATCCATTAACTGATCAAGCATCGTCTCCGTATGCTTATTTCCTTCCCATCCGGGATATTGATACAAATATGTGCACTTACCCAATGACCTACCCCCTTGGAATGTAGGAAGTTGAACATCGTTAATAGTAGGATTCACGTGAGGATCACCTACCGAACACCCATTAGTATATATACCCTCATCATATAACTGCCGGACATTAGACATATCCTGACACAAGACCAAAGCGGAGGAGTCTATATCAGACGGGAATTTATCCTCATCCTGACCATCCAGCCATTCCTGAACCAGATCTATGATATTCTTACCTCCACTGGAGTAATTATCGAAATCACACAATACAGAGAATTTCCTTTGTGACTCGGCGTTACTTTGTATTAAGGTGGTAGGCTCGGTCTCCGTATAATCACTAGCCAGCTTATACGTAAAATCAATCCTAGAATCCACCAAAGAGTTTTTATCCAATATAGTCCTGGTCTCTATCCTCTCGATATCATCACATCCACTAGGGAAATCGGGAGCCTTTATACCGTCTTGATCCTCCGGCAATGATATAGCAGCGCATAACTCGTCAGTAATACCTACATTAGATTCTATGATATCACACAGGTTCTCTATATTATCAGCGATATAATCAATAGCATCATCTACCGTAACATCTTCCCCCATCATATTGATAACGAATTGGGTCTCTCCTACCGTGGCATATTCCTGCTCTACATATCTGAGCTGCTTGACATCTAACTGATTCTTACATTCTCCTCCAAAATCATCAAATCCCCAAGATGGGTCGTTTATGATCTTTGCCGTATTCTTAAACTGCCAAAGATGACGGCGGCTGTTCCCCGCGCACTGCGGGTTGTTCTCCAGCACCGACGCAGCCGACAGGTCGTCAGAGTTACCGTCCTCATCAACGATAACCTCCATCTCCTCCCTTGTGGCCGGACGAGGGATAAGCGGGAATCTAGCTGTCCTGTATCCTGTATTGGTAAAGAACCTTATACCCAACGGATATACCTCGTCACGCATGAAAGAGGCGTATTTAGAGCAAGCCACACCGTCTTTATACAGATTCTCCGTGGCTATCGATGTCTGCCATTTAACGAAATGACCCAAGAAATTAACGACCGGTTGAAGATTCCATTCATTCTCCACGGTCAATCCGTATTGAAGAAGACGATTCCCGACAGACGTCATGCCTCTGGCTGTCTTATATACCGGTATTTCCTTGGATAACTTCTCCATGGTCGTACGCTCGCTATATTGATCCGTAAGATAATAGATAGTCCTTTCCGTTATCGGATGTATACCTTCTATGAAATACTCAAGAACCGGGCTTTGCTCACCATTAAACCCAACCGTGTTCTGTATAACACCTATCTTATAATGAGATACCTGCTTATCTATATTGGACACGGTAAGGCGGATACCCATGTTGGTTGACTTACCCCATAAACCATCGCGGATAACCATATCTTGACGATCGAATAACATGATTGGGTTGGTCAATGAGCAATATCCAGTCTTCTCAATCCCGAACTCATCGCACAACGCCACGCAGAACTGGTAGGTCCCGGCACGCAGGCTCCCCCCGAACTCCACGACCTCAGGCTCCACGCACGGGGCCGTCAGCAACGGGAACACCAGCAGCTTCTCGCAGGCCAGCCTACACCTCTCTATTGGTTTGTCATCCCCACATGTCTTATACCCATGATAATGATACCAAAAGTCACCATCATCATCCGGATTAAGAGCCTTATCGACCATAACATATCGCTGGGGATTATATCCATCGGTCCAGTATATCACCTTCCCGCATTTCTCGTCCTTGATCTCTATATCGAAGATCGGATGATGAATGGAGAAATTAAGACAAGGGTCATCAACCCAGTCCTCTATCAGGACCTCCATCAAATCACATATCTCATCAAAACGACCATCCGACTCCTCAAGCCTCTCGCCAAGGATACGATGGATGTCCTTTCCCGATCCAGCCAATTGATCCTCCACGGTCTTGATATAATCCAATGACCGCATGAATGTGATCTTAGACGTATTATCATCCGGATTAGATAGAAAGAAATAAGTGTTATCACCAGCTATATCATTCTTATACCCAATAACCTTATAGCCATCAAATCGCTTGCATAAAAGGGTACTAGGCTCGTTCTGGATCTTAAGCTGGCTTCCATCGTCACCCTCTATGGTAGCGTTCAAGGCGAAACTATATTCAGACGGGGATAGATCCTGTGGATGCTTATCCCTGTTCATCCCGGAGTCGGGAACCGCTATGTTAGAGTTATTTTGCACGACATTATCTTTTTCGCAAATATAATAAATCCACCAGATAATCACTTATGTGGCGGATTCTAATAAACAGTACGTATTATGCAAAACATTCAAATCGTACAAAAATAAAAAATCCCCCAGACTTTCACAAGTCAGGAGGAGAACTAAATACTTTTAAACGCTCGTGTAAAGTACAAAAACACAACAATTACAAATTTTTACCCATGTAGTTCGATTGCTTATCGGCATCCTCTACAGATATGTAAAAGAAACCGTTAGTCACGTATCTCTCATTGACATCCACAAAATCAGTAGATCCTTTATCCACTCCTTTCTTCGATCCTTCATCACACACAGCTACCAGACTATTAAAGTCATTGGAATAACCTACGATCACACCGTGTATATCCCGATTTCGAGGATCGAATACGTACCTCATCTTACACCTATCGTAAGCTAACTCTAAAGAGCTTTTGCTTAACCTCTCATCTAATCCGGCACCCGCTACCAAGGCCAAAACGCTCTTTGATATATCACTCATGGTAGTGTCCTTGGCCGGAACCTTAGGCATAGAAACGCCTTCCATGACAAAATCCAACGCCTTATCTACAAGACCATCGAAATCATCATCTCTTATATAATCCTTAAGTACCTCCAGTATATATAACCGGACATGGAGTTCGTTATTTACATCATTCAATGTGACCATAATACTAGTTTTCGGCAAAGCTAGATTATTCCTGCGCAATAAAAGATCAAATATGTCATAAGTAAAGGACTAAAAAACAAAAAAAACTCCCCCATCCTCACGGACGAGAGAGCTGATAGATATTTGTATTATGAAAAAGAATAATTACTCACCTATTCTTACAATACAGTCACGAGACTCCTTGTTGTAGATCATCGTGCCTACCTTAGAATACAAGGTCTTTATATTTTGCCAATTATCCTCACCATGGGCGGATACGTTGGTAGGGGCATCACCGGTATAAACCTCCTCGCCTCCGATATTGACAAAATCATATCCACGTTTCTCCATAGAACCGCCCTTATATGCCGTGAACCTGATAGTGACATTACCTTTCTCACGACCACCATACCAGTTACCGTATATACTACACCTGATCTCAAGAGGTAATTTATCATAATTATCGCCATCCAACAACGGCCCCATCTGGATCAAGGCGGCCTCATTACCTGATTCCATGTTATCACCACCGTGGATAAGATAATCACCTACCCGCTCCTGCGTGGTCTGGTACTGTTTACTCCAACCAACCAGCTTGCCGTCCACGTCCGGGAGGCCGGTGTTATCGAAACCGGTAGCCGTGTCAAAGTCAATGCCGTCCTCGTCAGCCCAGATATACCTAAGAACAAGGTAATCGAACTCCGGGATGATCACCACCGGGACGGACTCCTGCCTGCACACGAACGTCTTCTCCTCCTTGGTTCCCTCTTTTATAACCTTGTATGTTACCTGACGTATCTCGCCGGTCTCATTAATATCAGCTGTAACCTTAACCTCAGCAGGGCCAGTACCACTTGTCTTATCTAAATGTATCCAATCATTTTTCTTTGCCATATTATCTTTTTTTCTTTTTAAAAAAACGTATATTCGCGTCATAATCGCGGGGTGGAGAAGAGGTATCTCATTAGGCTCATAACCTAAAGATCGAGGGTTCGATTCCCTCCCCCGCAACTAAATAAATTTGATATACTTATCAAAAGCATTAGGCCACATCCGCTCATAAGACAACATCCTTCTCCTATTATCCTCAGCCAACTCCCGATAATCATTTAACGTGATCATCGACATCTTAAGCTCCTTCATAGCCCTAGCGAACTTACCCGGCTCCTGCTGAGCATATAATTTATAAGCGTCACCAGCGCCTTGTATCAAGCCATTCACGGCGGCATTCTCGAAGATCTTCATCTTGATATACGTCTCGACATAATCCTCAAGGTATCCTAACGCCGTTTCAGGTATATATGGGAGACCGTCATCATCCTTGGGTGTAGCACGATATATGATATAAATAAATCCATCAAACCCTGTATACATAGTATTGCCGGATATAGTTATATCATAATTATCCCAATCGTACTTATCCCGATACTTGTCGGCGGCGCAATCACGCCTCAACCCACGACCTATGGATAACCTTACGGGATGATGATAATGGAAACGAACCTCGTGAGACCCGATATATATCTTCTCCGTGATCGTCTTCTCAAACTCCTCCTTACAGCACTCGGTGCAGGAGTTCCAACGGAAACCGCGCTCGGTGCGCTCGACCCAGCCGATCTCGTGTTGGAGGTCAGCCTTAGCCTTGTCGCCGCCAGGAATCTCACAGATAAGAGGCTCACACCTATAGGCGTCAAGCATGTCGAAAAAATCGGAAGGCAATACCGCCTGTTTATTACTGGTCTTGACAACCGCCTCTGACATGACCGCTATAACACCCCCGAACCTTTTCAAGGCGATCTCAGCCCACCTATAAACAGACGAGGTATCTATAGCCCCGCTATCATCGTATTTATGTAAATCGGCCTTGATCTCGGCCAATAGCCCTTTTATAGTCATATTTAAGTCTTTTGCACAAAGATATGTATTTGAATCCGTGATACAAAAAAAATCCAGTCTACCCTCACGGGCTAACTGGATCACAAAAACTTCTACAGCTTATAAACCCATTTAACTCCAAATACCTTACTCTCCGACTCAACCTCCCGATACAAGAACTTATATCTCCTACCTGATTCCATAGCCAACCTACATTCCTTATTCAAGGCCGGAGAGATATATAGATGAAAATACTTATTCCTAGGCATAAAATCCATACACGTATGGACGTAAGAATATCCACCCGTCCCACGCCTATTAATAGTACCGGTAAGTTTATTCAGATATATCTTGCGGTTAGGATTAATCTTATGACATAGATAACCGATGTTGTTTATATAAACCCCTCCCTCATCCTCCAGATACCTATCACGTATGACTTTCCAGATCAACGACTGGCACTCAAGGATATCATTCTTATCCACGATCGTATGCTTCCTCCTTTTCCCGTTCTTAGACATAATAGATCTATAGAATCGAAGAAAGTATTGATCAAGTATTTTAAATGACTTTGTTTTCATATCACAAATATAACAATTTCATCCTAATACAAGAAATTTATACACAAAAATACACCGCCTGCACCAAGGATGAGGCAAATAGGATAGCCGACAATAACCTACAATCCGATGGTATCTCTTACGCTAATGGCTTGGCGCAGGCCGAT